TTCACTTGACTGACGAGCGCAACCGCGAACGGCAGAAGGTTAAGGCGGGGGCGAAGATTGCCGGGTTGTTCAAGGCCATCACCACTGAGATGGGACAACGGATTAAACCATTTGCAGCCTTGCCGACTGCATTGGATTTTCGTCGCAAAGCGCAGATTACCGAACATGTCGTCATGCACCTGAGCGACGGCCACCACGATCAAGTCGTGCGGCCCGAGGAAGTAGGCGGCTTGGAAGAGTACAACTTTCCGATCAGTTGCGCGCGTGCCGAACGGTACGTGGATACTGTGGTCGAGTGGACACAGGATACCCTCGTGCCCAAGTTCTACTTCCCGGTACTCTGGGTGCTAGCCTACGGCGACTACACCAGCGGTGAAATCCACAAGGCGTGCGAGCGGTCTTACTATCGCAACCAATTCAAGAACTGCCTGGCCATCGGCCAACTCCATGCTTTGATGTTACGTGACTTGGCTCCTCACTTCGAGCAGGTCAACATCCTGTATCTGGCAGGCAATCACGGGCGACGGACGCCGAAGAAAGATTACGGCGGGGCACAAGACAACTGGGACTATCTTGTGGCTGAGGTCGCCAAGTTGCATTGCCGGGAGATTGCGAATATCAATTTCAGTATTCCTGATGCGTGGAGCGCCAATGTCAACATCAATGGCGTCGGTTTCAACATTTCACATGGGGACGATGTTCGCTCGAATAATTCCATTCCCTGGTACGGAATGGTTCGACGGCAAAAGGGTTTGATTGCATTGGGTGCAGCAGCCGGTGCTCAACGTTGTCGTTACTTTGTCATGGGACACCACCATGCGTCAAGTACGTTGGCGGATGTGGATGGCGAATTGCTGGTTAATGGATCATGGGTAGGCACCGATGCCTTCGCCTACAATTCATTGTCCGGGTATCGGGAACCATCACAGTGGATTCATGGCGTCAACGGGAAGCACGGGATCACTTGGCGGATGAACTGCAAACTGCGACACGAAAATGAGAAGAACGGTCCTCGCCGCTATAAGATTGACGGCGGACGTGACATTGGGCCGTTGAAATCCTAATCTTGGAGAAATCCTATGAAGGCGAAAGAATGTGTGACTGCTTATTGTGTAGCAGTCATTGGCATCATGGCCATATTCCTGGCCGCCATCCTCATGCGTGGTTTCGTACTCACGGTTTTGTGGGGATGGTTCATTGTTCCTGTGTTCGGTTTACCGGCGTTGGGTCTTGCTCCGGCACTTGGCCTGACGGTACTGCTCAACTATTTGTTTGCCGCCCACACACGCGAAGCCCGGTCGCTTGGAACCATCTTTCAAGAGACACTAGGGGTACTGGTGGTGGGTTGCATCCTTCACTTGTTCATGTGAGATTCCAATGCCAGTTCACACGACGACTAAGGGAAACAAACCGGCATACCAGTGGGGCAACCACGGTGCCAAGTATGTTTACGTACCCGGCAACAAAGCAAGTCGGGAGGCTGCGAAGAAGAAAGCCATTCGACAAGGTTTGGCCGCCGCGCGTGCGATGGGGGTAAAACCAGAATTATAAGGTGTCACCATGAAGTCACATACAATTGAACATTGGCGGGACGGTGAAAAGATAGGCCAATTTGAGATCACTCATTTTGCTACTAGCCCCGATGGTTCGGTTCGTATTGTGATGCCGCCCGGTGGCATCTCATTGGCTAGTTTTGACGAGTTACGTTTCAACATTAGTGGTCTCATTGAGGCATTGACGATTGCGGAGAAAACATGAAGTATCGTGCGCTTTTCATCGGTGGTGTGTTGGATGGACAGGAAAAGGTCTTGGATGCGTGCCCACCACGCATTGATGTTCTGCAACCATCCTGTATTGCGCGCGGACGTATTTGGTGCTATGCCTTGGTCATGTCCGTTGAGGCAACAGTCATGTATTCGACTGGTGATGTTGCTGAAACTCTGGATCGACTATGGCACCAATACACCGGAGGCCGGTATGCGTAGTTTGCCTGACATGCGGAGACTTGTTTTCGAGGAGACACCATGAAGACATTGCTAGTGTTGCTTCTATTGGTCACGGCACCTTGTTTCGGGCAGGTCACGATCAGTGACCAATTGCCACCGCCAGTGACATATCCGGTCGAAGTCCACGGTATGACGGACGCCCAATTCTTTCAATGGGCAACCGAGTTCAACAAGAAACAGGAAGTCGATCTGGAAAAGCGCCGAGAAAAGTTGCCCGAACCTCAGCATATTTTCGGCACAGAGACAATCACAGAACGTAACTGGAACGGCTACAATGGTCGTGTCTATGGTTACGGTAGGTTCAACAGCGGTGATTACTACGGTAATGGCAACCAACGGACTGCAACCTACACACGTCGCTGGCTTAATTCGTATTACACGGGGCCAGGACCACTTGTGATCGTGAATCCTTATTGCAAACCGAGGCCATGATGGATGAAAACCCCCGCTACCTTAACGCTCTTCAAGCCGCCAAGGCTGCTGAATTGGCAGGTGATATGGTCTGTGCCGTTGCCGCATTGGAACGGGCTACACACTTGACTCGTGACGATGACGAGTTACATCATCTGAACGTGTGGCAGACACGCTTGAAGCGACAAACTCTGAAACTGAAACCTGTTATCCAACCCATTAACCCGTGGAGAATCGCCATGCCTGAGTATCCCGAACTGCCCGAAGAGCACGACGACTTTGATCTCGATGAAGATGAAGACTTCGACGACGACGACGAAGACGACGACGACGACGACTGGGACGAAGACGAAGACGACTGGGACGACGAAGATGAAGATGAAGATGAAGATGAAGATGACGACTATGACGAAGACGACGACGAGGAAGAGTAATAGCTGACCCACCATGCGTGGGCACAGTACCCTCACCGTGGCGTAGGCGACGGTGAGAGACGTGGGGTAGATGCTCGATGGACGGGCAGCGGGCTGTAAACCCGCCGGTCACACGACCAATAGGGTTCGATTCCCTACTGCCCCATATAGCGGGTTCGAGAAGTGGCATCTCAACGGTCTCATACGCCGTTCACAGTGGTTCGAGTCCACTACCCGCCACTATGAACATTGATGAATACGCTCAACAACGTCTCTGTGATACCCGCCTATTTTGGCTGGCAAAGAACTACCTTGCGCGCAAGGGGTGGTTTCTTTCGTTATCAGGCGAACCCCAGGATGCAAATGGTCCAATACCTTGGATCACGTATCCTGCGGTGTCGATGTTGTTGAGGATCATACGGCCGGACTTCAAGGTTTTTGAGTTTGGTTGTGGATCGTCTACGGTATGGTGGAGCAAGTTGGTCCGGGCAGTTATTGCCGTGGATCACAACCAGCAATGGGTCGAGAAGGTTCGCACTAACGCGACTGAACGGGCGGTCGTGATACATCGCGCGATGAATTGTCCAACGGCATACACAACGGTCCTAGAGGAGTTCTTTCAGAAGAACTATGAGTTGCCCACATCGGGGAATGTTGCGCACGACATCGAACATGGTCTACTTTGCAAAGAGTTTGCGGGATATGCCTCAGAGATTCTGACCTACCCAGTAGGTTATTTCGACCTTGTTGTTGTGGACGGCATGGCGCGGATTCTTACCGCTTGGTTGGCGGCGCGTCAACTTGGACCGAATGGAATTGTCCTATTTGACAACTCGGAACGTTGGCAGTATAATGCCGCCTATCAACTGTTGGTCGATGCTGGGTTTGTCCGACTTGACTTTTGGGGAGTGGGTCCGGTACAGAGATACGAATGGTGTACTTCGATCTTTGTACGGAATCCTGAAATCTTGAAACAGAATCCCCTTATTCCCTGCGGACAGAGGGCGGATTTGGGGTGGTGACATTTGCACGGTAGCTCAGCGTGGCAGAGCAACGGCCCGTTAAGCCGATGGTCCCAGGTTCGAGTCCTGGCCGTGCAGTTAAGGAGACTTTGATACGACAACAACAACTGCGATCATCCTTTCGATTTGTGCTCCGGCTATCACCTACTTGGCGATGTCGTTGGCTCAAATGATCGTTGCTAAACTGCAAGGCAAATGAACATTCAGATCATTCTGAATCTTGCCGAGATGCCCGACGACTCCAACTTGGAGGAAGTCGCCCGCGTCATGCGCTGCTGCGCGTGCGAGTGGCTTGACATGGATCGGCACCCGCAAGATTTAACAGTGGAGGTTTCCGATGCCAGTGAGTAATTTCCCGCAACAAATATGGAATGGCATCTGGCCGCCAATTGTGAATCTTGACGTGGCATCTATTAACACGCAGTTTCTTGCTGAGGAGATTGTAGCAATTGAACATGGGATTCTCGATTTGCACACCTTTATCAGTCGTGTGGATACCGAAGTCCAAACATTGGTGGATCAGACAACCGGCCCGCCAGGCGACCCCGGCCCGCCAGGCGACCCCGGCCCGCCAGGCGACCCCGGCCCGCCAGGCGACCCCGGCCCGCCAGGCGATCCCGGCCCGCCAGGCGACCCCGGCCCGCCAGGCGACCCCGGCCCGCCAGGCGACCCCGGCCCGCCAGGCGACCCCGGCCCGCCAGGCGATCCCGGCCCGCCAGGCGATCCCGGCCCAAGAGGAATGATGGGGCCGCGCGGTAATTTTGGACCCCGAGGCGAACCAGGTCCACAAGGTATCCCTGGGGAACCGTTAAAGATTGAACGTTGGGAGAGTGGAGTAACCTTTTACCCTGACCAACTCGTCTCTTATCAAGGTGCCCTTTACCAAACGACACGCCCCACGACACTTCGACCACCTGCATCCCCGTGGTATGTAGTCGTGCGCGCGGGCGAGAGAATTGTCAATTCGGGGGGGGGGGTTTGAGTGATCCTATCCCTGACCCCAGCGACCCGGACGGCCCCAGCGACCCGGACGGCCCCAGCGGCCCTGATGGACCCAGCGGCCCTGATGGACCCAGCGGCCCGGACGGCCCCAGCGGCCCCAGCGGCCCCAGCGGCCCTGATGGACCCAGCGGCCCGGACGGCCCGGACGGCCCCAGCGGACCTGATGGACCCAGCGGCCCGAGCGGCCCGGACGGCCCCAGCGGCCCGAGCGGACCTGATGGACCCAGCGGCCCGGACGGCCCGGACGGCCCGAGCGGTCCTAGCGGCCCGAGCGGCCCGAGCGGCCCGGACGGCCCGGACGGCCCCAGCGGCCCGAGCGGACCTGATGGACCCAGCGGCCCGAGCGGCCCGAGCGGCCCAGCAGGTGGAAGTTCAAGTTCACGTTGTCGTGTATACTTCACGGTTGGTCAGTCACTCCCTAAAGTAACGTTGACCAAACTCAATTTTGATACCGTGGATTACGACGGTAATAGTGAGTGGAGTGTTGCCAATAAACAATGGGTTGCGAAGGAGACTGGGTACTATCTGATTGTCGCCAACCTCAACATGATGAACTATGTTGGCTTTGCATCGTTACTGGTGGTCAAGAATGGTACAACCAACGTGAGTCAATTTGACGGCAAGAATGGACAAGCACTCTGGCTTAGTTTAGTGAACATTGTCTATTTGAACATTGGGGATACGCTTGATGTGCGAGTAATGAACGCCAGTTTGGTAAATACAACAACAGGAAGTGGAACCAATAACACTTATTTCTGTGTCGCAAAGATGTAGTTTGTGGAGGTTTCCGATGCCAGTGTTCATAGCGAGTGATTTGCATAAAGGCGACGGTGGAGTCCGCGATAATTTCTCCCAACCCATTGACAAGACGCCAATCTTCAATGCCTTCTTGGATCGTGTTGAGATGGAGAAGGGCAAGTTGATTCTTGCGGGTGACTTGTTTGATTTCTGGCAGGTCAATGTGAGTAAGGCCCTCGTAGTGAATCGGCCGCTCTTGGATCGGTTGGCACAGTTGGGTGCCGTCTATATCGTAGGCAACCACGACTCTGATTTGCGATACTTCATTGGCACTGGTTTCTTGAAGCACCCATTTTTCCGCCGGATGTGTACGCATGTCGCAGGTCAGATTGGTGGACGGAAATTCTTGGTTGTTCATGGCCACGAAGCCGACTCGTACTGCAACAGTGATGTGCCCGGCATGGGACGTATGACGGCTATTGCTTCGGGCATGTTGGAAGATAAGGCGGGCGGCCCGGTTGAAGATGGTGTCTGTGTGGAAGATCGTTTCGTCGGGCGTTTGGAATGGTTGGCTGGTTGGTATAGTCGCATTTTCAAGGGTGGTAAGGATCGTGTCGGCGAACTGCACGCCAACATGCGCACGTTGAAGGATGAGCGCGGGGCGGATGTGTTGATTACCGGTCACACGCACATGCCGGGACGAATCGGTGATTGGTACTACAACAGTGGTAGTTGGGCACGCGAGATTGATAGTTTCGTGCGCGTTGAAGACAACGGCGTTGTTGGCGTATACAACTGGCCTGGCCCCGTGCCGAATACTACGGAGTTACCGTATGCCTGAATACGTGGCGGCACAGATTCCGATTGCGGACATCTTTGTGGACCCTGAGTTCAATTGTCGGGGTGTGTTCACACCGCAGTCTGTTAAGGAATTGGCAGACACCATCGTTGAAGTCGGCCGGTTGATTTGTCCAGTTGTTGTGCAGCCGTGGAACAAGGATGGTTTCGAGTATCGCCTTATTGTTGGGTTTCGCCGGATGCGTGCGGTCACGTTCTTTCTTAAATGGACGGAGATTCTAGCGCATGTTGCCGATGTGACCGAACATGAAGCCCGTGTACTGAATCTGGTCGAGAATCTTGAACGCAAGAATCTGAACATTTTGGAAGAGGCGATTGGCTTACGCAATATCTACCCTGAGAAGGTGACGATTGCACAAGCGAAAGCGGAGTTGAAGAAGCCGGGGGAGTGGCTTCGAGCACGGTTTGCTTTACTACGGTTGCCGCCTGCAATGCAACAACAGGCGGCGGCTGGATTGTTGAGTGCCCAGGACATCCTTAATCTCGTTCGGTTGACACCAGACGAACAACTTGCGTTTACACGCAGCGTTATTGAACGGCGGGCACTCCCAAAGTATCGTGTTCCTACTCACAAGGAGGGGAAATATGCCCGCCCCAATGCAGGTCGGGTTCGATACATCAATCGGATGTTGCTGAAATGGGGAATTGATGGGCTTCCGACACGGGCGTTGGCGTGGGCCGCCGGGGACATTGGCACCGAAGACTTAATGGCAGACGTGAAGATTGTGGTCCAAAGACTACGGAATGACGCTATAGAGGATGTGTAACGACTATGTCAGCACTCGAAACCATCACGGCACTTCGACACGAGCCAGGAATTGACTTGCGCCTGTTGAAGCCAGGAACCACCATATTTCTGGAAACCAATCTCTGCCTGTATGAGTTGAAGGTGTTGAACCCGGACAACTGCCTCATTGAGATCAGCGGCACTGATGAAGGCTTGAAGCAACCCACCATTGGGCAGTTTGTCGCCAGCATCTATCCGGTTGATCCTACCGTGCGTTTGGAGGGGTGGATCGGGCGGAATCTCGTCATGGAGATACGGTTCCGAAAAGGCAACTACCTGTCTGGACCGATCATTTCGGCCAGCTTGAAGGGGTGTGGCTGGGGCTATGACGTATTTTCTGGGACTCCTGATGTATCCTAACACGGATTGAACCCATAATCGCACGGCTGGTGACTGGGATCGGTAAAGCCTGACCGGTAATGATATTCGCCGTCGTGGCTGGCGGGAAGTCGTGTGAAAATCAGGAGTCCCCCAAACAAAGTGGAAGCATGAGTAAGGTATTCATAGACACAGAAACCTGCGGCCTTCATGGGATGCCGGTACTTTTGCAATGGGCCGAAGATGATGGTCCCATCCATCTCCATGAAATCTGGCGGCGACCGATCCATGAAACACTGACTTTGATTGAATGGATATGCCAACATACGGTCGTCGGTTTTAATCTGGCCTTTGATTGGTTTCATCTTGCCAAGACCTACACCATCTTTTGTCTTTGTGATCCAGATTGGATTCCCGAAGAGCATATCAATGAGATCGCCATGCTGGAGCCGCAGGGGCAGGACGGCCCCTGCGTCAAGCCAGTGGCCGCTCTGGACCTGATGCTTCACTCCCGCAAAGGCCCCTATCAGGCTCTCATGGCCCGCGAAGACATCCGCATCAAGCGGGTGCCCACGGCTCTCGCCTATGCGCTGGCTGACGAATTGGAACGACGTGTTCAATTCGACAGCATCTACTTTGCCAAGTCGGCGGACCCAGAAGCCCCGCGATGGCAAGTCTTTGATCGCAAAACTCGTTGGGGCGAAATTGACTCTGACTTTAAGGACGTTGTTTTGCGTTTCAATCCGGCGGGCGGCCTCAAGTTTTTAGCCGAACATGCGATGGGTTACAAACCTAAGTTTCATTTTAAGGACGTAGAGCCACCCACGACTTGGCGACCGTATGAGTTAGGTTACGCACCCACGGCTTCGGCTGTTTCAAGCCAGGCGAAAAATTGGGAAGTTTGGGGTCGCAAGAAGGGCAAGAAGGTTGCGATTGCAAAGGAAGAGGAAACACCCATCGCATTGGCAGACGCCTTGGCGGATGATAATGACGAGGATGAAATTGTCAAACGGCCCAAGAGTGAAGACCAATTGCTGGGGCGGGCCTGGCCAGGCGTTATCAAGAAACACATCGAACATTGGGCGGCCCGCGCTGACGCCCGCGAGTACGCGAATGATGACATCGTTTATACGCGAGCCTTGGACAAGCATTTTGGATGCCCGGAGCCAGGTGACGATGATTCGATGCTGGCATGTATGGTGGCTGTGGTCCGCTGGCACGGTTTCACGATCAACAAAGAGGGCATCCAAGAGTTGTTGTACAAGGCACAACAGGTGATTGCCACCAGTCCGGTCAACATCAACAAACCGACTGAGGTTCGTGCCTACGTGACGGCGGCGATGAACCAGATGGAATCTATTGTCCTTGAGGCATCCACGAAGAAAAGCAATCTGGAAGCCGTTGCTGACTGGGAGATTGCTGCAAAAGAAGACTGTGGTTGTCAGAATCCTGACCCGCAAGGATTCTTGACACAGAATCCAGATTGTGTACGCTGCAATGGCACCGGTTACATGCAGCCTGGCAAACATCCGGCTGCTTTGCGGGCGAAAACAATTCTGAATATCAAGATTGCAAACAAGGAAGTTGAGTTGTACACTAAGTTGTTACTGGCTGGAAAGTTTCACGCCAGTTTCGTAGTGATTGGCGCTCTTTCGTCGCGCATGGCCGGAGCGGATGGACTTAATCCCCAGGGAATCAAACACACCAAGGAAGTTCGCCGCATGTTTCCGCTCTTCTGGGCTGGCATGATCCTAAGTTTAGGTGACTTTACATCATTTGAAGTGACATTAGCGGATGCTGTCTATAGCGATCCTGGTTTACGCGCCAAACTTGTTAGTGGCAAGAAACTCCACGCATTGTTCGGGATGGCCCTTTCAGGACTGACCTACGAGGAAGTCTTAGCCTCAGCAGGCACCGATGATGACTGGTACGATAAGGGCAAGCGTGGCGTGTTTGCCTTGATCTATGGCGGTGACTGGAATACCCTTGTCCAGAAGTTAGGTGTACAGGCTGAACGTGCGAAAGCCGCCTACGATAAGTTTTGTTCAGACTTTCCTGGCGTCTTCAAGGCACGACAAAAGACCTTCAATTCATTTTGTTCCATGCGGCAACCAGCCGGTATCGGGTCAGCAGTTGTGTGGGCGGACCCCGCCGACTACGCCATCACATTTCTAGGTTTCAAGCGGTACTTCACACTTGAAAATAGAATCTCGAAGGCCCTCTTTGATCTGGCTCGTAACCTGCCGAAGCACTGGAAAGCCTGCAAGGTTAAAGTATTGCGTCGTGACCGCGTACAGACGGCGGGTGGCGCAGTGTCGTCAGCGTTGTATGGTGCTGCCTTCCAGATGCAAGCTGCAAATATGCGAGCCGCTGCGAATCACGAGATTCAGTCGCCCGGCGCTCAAATCACGAAACGGGTGCAAAGAAAAATCTGGGATTTGCAACCAGTAGGAGTCCATGATTGGCTGGTAGCTTTAATGAATGTTCACGATGAAATTCTTTGTGTCAATCATCCAACCATGCCGGACACAATTGCAGACGTTGTTCGTATGGCTGTTGAAAGTTTCCGTTCACAAGTTCCTCTTATTGGGATGGAATGGTACAAATGTGGGACTTCATGGGCAAGTAAGAGTGGTGCCGGTGCTGAGGGGGTAGTGATTATTTCCTATGAGAAGGATAAAATCCATGCCACCTAAATGCAATCTTATTGGGCAAACTTTCGGTCTTCTAACTGTAGTTGCTGAGATAACAGGTCAGGACCGTGTGAAATGGTTGTGTCGTTGTGTTTGTGGACAAACTACAATTACTCAAACAAGTAATCTAACCAATAACCATACTCGCAGTTGTCGTCGTTGCATCCGAATAAAGTACAATGAACCCACAGCCACGAATCCTCTCTACAAGATTTGGGCGGTTCGCGTTTGCAGTAAACATGGATGTTGCTCTGCGTGGAGAAACTATGAGATATTTCGTGCGTGGGCTATTGACAATGGCTGGCGGCAAGGACTTTGGGTTCACCGTAAAGCCGATCAGGGTGAGTATGCACCTGAAAACTGCTTTATTGCGTCGCGCAGGTTACAGGGTGCATACGGACAGTCACAGTCCACTAAATTACTTCCTACGGATATTCCCTTGATCTTTCAACTTGCTGATGGTGGTCTGACACCGGTTGAAATTGGTGCAAAGTTTAATGCGGATTCGAGAACTATCCGCGATGTCTTAAATGGTGTGACATGGAAGAATGTTGACGTGACTATGAAGATTGAGGTTTAGGTGAGAAAGATTAGGGCGTTGGAGATGTCACAGTGACACCGTTGCCACACAAGAAATTCAACATCATCTACGCCGATCCGCCGTGGGATTATGGGAATACTCATAACCACAGTGGGCATTTCTACGGGATCGCGGATCGGCACTATCCGGTTATGAAACTCAAAGACATAAAAGCCTTACCAGTAGGGGCTTTGGCAGATACAAACTGTTACCTATTCCTATGGGTTACATCCCCCTTCATGGAGCAGGCGTTTGATGTGATCCGCGCATGGGGTTTCAAGTTTGCAACGGTCGGCTTCGTCTGGGTGAAAACGACAAACGACGGTCGCAAGGTGAGAGGCGATGGGTTGGGAAAGTACACGATCTCCAACGCTGAATACTGTTTGATTGCACGAAAGGGACAGTATTGGCGTGAGATGCGAAATGTCAAACAGATCGTCATGGCTCCAAAGGCACAACACTCGAAGAAGCCGGACGAAGTGCGAGAACGTATCATAGAGTTGTGCGGTGCGTTACCTCGTATTGAACTTTTCGCGCGTCAAAAGACGCCAGGGTGGGCGACGTGGGGTGACGAAGTATGAGAAAGATTCGCCAAGCCAAACACGGGCCGGAATACTATATCCAGAAAGACCTTGTTACCATGCTTCGTGCCCGAGGCTGGTACGTGGAACGGATGATCGGCAACGCGCTTCAGTACGGCATCCCGGACATATTCGTTGCGCATACGAAGTGGGGCCAACGCTGGATCGACGTGAAACAACCGAAACGGTACAGTTTCACTAAACAACAGAAGCAAAAGTGGCCGGTGTGGGAATCCTTTGGAATCGGCATCTGGATTCTGACCGCCGCCACACAGGAAGAGTACGACAAACTGTTCAAGCCACCTAATTGGCGGGATTATTGGAAAGAGTCTTGGACCTTGCCGACACAGGCCAACATTGACCGAATGTTGGAGGAATGGGATTTAGAATGATCCATCTTTCATGCGGGGATGCGCTGAGTTATTATGACCAATGGGATGCGCCAATGGTCATTATCTCAGACGGACCTTATGGTCTCAGTGGATTTGACGGCGACCTTGCACGGCCCAACCAACTCAGTACGTGGTATGAACCGCACATCGCAGCGTGGACTCGTCGCGCCTCACCACATACAACATTATGGTTCTGGAATACGGAAGTCGGTTGGGCTGAAACCCATCGCATCTTACAGGACGCAGGGTGGATTTATCGGGCATGTTGCGTTTGGGATAAAGGTTTGGCGCATGTAGCAGGCAATACCAACACTCAGACACTCCGAAAGTTCCCAGTTGTCACCGAGGTATGCGTCCACTACATCCGTCAACCCAAGTTCCGATTAGCGGTTGATGGGCCAATACTCTCGGCTCAAGATTGGCTCCGAGCGGAATGGCGACGAACTAAGTTGCCTTTTGCTAAGGCGAATGAAGCGTGCGGTGTGAAAAATGCCGCTACACGCAAGTATCTCACAGGCGATCATCTATGGTATTTTCCACCGCCCGAAGTGTTTCAGAAATTGGTGGACTATGCCAATACGTATGGTGATTCTTCCGGGTGTCCATACTTCTCGATTGACGGTGAGACAAGTCTACCAGCTTCGCAGTGGGAACAACTTCGCGGAAAGTTTCATTGTGACGCCGGAGTGACAAATGTTTGGCAGGTTCCTGCCGTGCGTGGCAAGGAACGAATCAAAATCCACGGCAATGCCGTCCATCCCAATCAGAAACCACTCATTCTTATGCGGCGACTCGTGAAAAGTTGTTCGGATCAAGGTGACGTGATTTGGGAACCATTTGGCGGACTCTGCACGGCTTCAATTGCAGCGACCGAACTTGGGCGGGAAGCATTTGCCGCTGAGATCAATCCTATTGTCTATGAACATGCACTCCAACGGATCAAAGATGCTACTACAACGTAAACCCAGTCGTTGGACCTGTCTGCCAGTTTCATTCGCAATGGCTCTGAACATTGCGGTTGAAGACATCTTTGCCGAGTTGGGGCATGACGGCAGCACCATCTTCTGGCCCGATCTGCCCGAGCCAATGTGTCGGCGTGGTTTTCATATCCAAGAGTTAATAGAAGTGGCTCTGCGTCGAGGCTTCACTGTGACGCCCTTCGAGTTGTCCCCGGTCTTGGAGAGTGGCGGCAAACAGTATATCTTCGATGAACGTTGGACCAAGTTTGCAACAGTCATTGCAAACAGTGTTGGGGTTCTTGAAGGTAACGGCATCCGCACGCGACACGCGGTTGCCTATGAGTTTGGGCAAATCTTTGACCCGGACAGTGGTGTCTATGACTATTCCCGCGCTGCGTGCGAGGGACGATTTTTCTATGCAAACTGCGCTTGGCGCATTGATCGGAGACAAGATGTATAATCAAGAATTGGCGGAACAAGTCAGGCGACAGGGAGAACCGTTGACAGACGAGGCGAACTTGACGCTTTATACCCTTGTATGCGCCGGTGATATGTCGGCCCGTGAACGTATGGTCACAGGCAACATGCCTCTTGTCGTTGAATGGGTCAACAATTTTATTCAAGATGGACGCCCCTGGCTTGAATACCTCCGTGACGATCTAACTGGTGCCGGTTTTCTTGGACTTGTTGGAGCCGTCAACAATCTTGCCAAAGGTGAGAGAAATGTCGTAAACCCAATTGGTTATTTGCGCGGTGCCGTTTTAGCAAAACTATTTGACGCCATCGGACAAGATCAAAATGTTGGACGATCCCGAAGTGGTGGTCGAGCACGGCGGGATGAAAATTGGACGTTGCCATCTACTATCCCTGTGGATATGGAAAAGTTGCCAGTCAGTTCGGAAATTCGCGCGGTGGACTTGCGTGATTTCATAGAGGCATGTTGTCGAAATGATGTGGAGCGTCAATACGTGCGACTCAAGGAAGAAGGACATACCTACGCGGAGATCGCACAACTTACCGGCGTCCATGAAACAACAGTTGGACGCACTATTCACCGCATCGAAACAACAATCCAACAAGAGTGGTATAGATGATCCGCCGTATTTTCTTAGACTTAGATGACGTGTGCAACACACTTGCGATGTACGTATTGCATATCCGGGGCATCAACATCAGCCCGACTGACTACGCCGAGTTCCCGGTTGAGTGCGGCTATGATGTTGTAGCCGCCGCCAATCGGTTGGGCGCACAGCAATACACGATCCCGGATTTCTGGGGGACCGTCACGCGGAAGCAATGGGCGGCCGTGCCCGAGACTGATTTCTTTCCTTGGTTGCTGACTGCTTGCGAGCGTCTTGTAGGTCGGGAGAACATCTGCATCGCTACGTCACCCACGAAGGCCCCGGACTCTCTGGCAGGCAAGTTAGAGTGGATTCATGCCCACTTTCCGCCGTGGATGCACCGGCAGTATGCTATCACGCCGCGCAAATACCTCTTCGCCCGACCAGATGCGCTACTGATCGACGACAATTCCGATAACATCGACACCTTCATCCAAAATGGGGGACAAGGCTTGCTTGTGCCCCGTCCCTGGAACGTTTATGCCGATTGTGACGCTAAGGCCCATCTTGAAAGATTCCTGGTCCAAAGACTCCGCGATGTCGCTTAGATACGTATGGACGGCTATGAAGTTGAATACATTCCGGCAAGTTGGGTCGAGCGGGCGTGCGCCTGTCCGGGATTGGTTGTTTACAGTCGTCCTATCATCGTTAAACGACGTGTCAACATTCGCCGGTCCAGTGACCGCATTGAAAAACTACTGCTGACTCTCTTGGAGACTCCTAATGCGACGTGAGTTCTTGCAATTGGCCGAAACCTTTGAGCCAGCCAAACACGATGTCGGTGGCTGGGTTATCAGCGAGAAATTGGATGGTACACGTTGCTTCTGGGACGGCGGCCTTAGTCGTGGGGTGCCCACTGAGCAAGTCCCGTGGGCGAGTATCACGGACCCCAAGACCGGCGGCCGAAAAGCGAAGATCAAGCCGGTCGCCACGGGTCTATGGTCGCGTTACGGCAATCCCATCATCGCCCCGGAATGGTTCTTGAATCAACTCCCCGCTTGCCCTCTGGACGGCGAATTGTGGGCGGGTCGGGGTCAGTTTCAACTCTGCCGGTCGATTTGTGCGGGTGACATCGCCGACGAACGATTCGACAAGATTGTTTATGCCGTTTACAGCAGTCCTTCGTTGACTACAGTTTTCGGCACGGGAGAGATCAAGAACGCCAACATGGTGGCCGGAATCGACTACCTGCGCATCGAAGATTGGATCAAGCAACGTCGCAAGCGATTTGGACGTGACTTCCAGTATCTTCCGCCGGGTGCCACCTTCCACGATGAAATGAACTTCCTTGCAGGTGCTCTGGATACCCAATTGTCACCGTGCTACATGCACCGGCAGACTCAATTGGTAGGCAACAATTTTGCCGCGAATGTCCAACTTCACGCCACTTTGGATGCAATCTTGCTGGAAGGCGGTGAGGGCGTTGTACTTCGCAACCCGCAAGCCATCTGGACGCCAAAGCGGCACCGGGGCATCCTCAAGTACAAACCTTTCCACGATGCGGACGCGATTCTTACCGGCTTCACGGCCGGTCGAGAAACGGACAAAGGCAGTCGCTTGCTCGGTAAAATCGGTGCTTTGGTCGTAAACTACAAGGGCAAACGCCTGGAATTGGCGGGCCTAACGGACGCCGAGCGAGAGTTTGTCAACGCCGACATGGTAGCCAATGCCACGGCCCACCCCGGTCAAGAGTTGAAAGGTTGCCTTGCAGGCAAGTGTTTCAAGATCGGACAGACCGTGACGTTCAAGTATCGTGAACTGAGTGACGACGGCATCCCGAAAGAAGCCCGTTATTGGCGGCGAAGGGGTGTGGAATGAGTCTGTTGTTATTGGTCTGTTTCTGCCTCCTATTCGGGCGACCGTCCGATTTATGGTGGCTACTCCTTTGGTGGATTATTTTCAAATGAGATGGTCTAGTATTCGTCTGGCAGATCGTGCTCTCGTCACTCGCCGCCGGTTTTTATGGTGGCCTTTGACCATTAAAAGCAAATCGGGCACAGAAATACGGTGGCTCGAAGTCGCTGAAATCGAGTACCGATACCACCATTCGTCAATTTTCCCACTTGAAGGTTGGTGGGATGTTGTGAGGTTCGTGAACCCATGAGCACACTGATTCTCATTATTGTTGTCGTCTTCCTGGTTGGGGCACTTCTTCTCGCACTGATGGAAGCATCAGGCGGATACGTAGGCGACGGTAGCATGGTCCCCGGTTGTTTGGGAATCATGGTCCTGGTGGTGGGTGTTGTACTTGCCGCTGGATTTCTTTCAGGACATTGGGGAGTGTGGATGCGATGAATTTCGAGCCACGACAACTTGTTGAGGTTTTGTACGACCTATACCGAAACACGTACCTCATGTGGCAACCCCTTGTGGCCGCCCTTCTCGTGCGATTGATTACCAGTGGGTTGGCATCGGGCACCGCGCCGTCACATTACCAATCCATTGTGCGTCCTGTGTCCTGGACTCACCGATTCTTTGCTGCCCTGAATTGGGTGGCAACCTGGCTCCTTGTGGGCATCATTCTAACCATCGTCTCCATTTCTGTGAGGTATTGATGACCACCTACCAACTGATTCAGATGATGGCGAATCGACACTTCTTCTTTGAGTGTGGTCCGCATGAAGGATGCAGCGGATTCTATGCCATTTTCTACAAGAAGCCGCCTATACGTCCAGCCGTCTTCATGTGGTCATCGTGCGGTCATGGTTTGACACTTCATCGGGCCATCATTATGGCCGTGAAGATTGCCACCGGCCGCACGATCCACGTTCCGCCAATCGAAACTTTTGCCACCTTTGGGTCCAAACGCCAATGACCATTCGCAACCCGAAACAAGAAGGCACGCCATTCTACGACTGCATCCCGCAGATCGGGCCGTGCCCAATGAACTGTAACCAATGTTTTTACAACCGTCCGGGTGCATACTACGTGCCCATCGACAAACCGCATATTCCAACACCCGAAGAAGTAGGTGACGGCATCGTGCGAATGAATTGCGGCAATGACAGCAACAATCAACGCGACCTAGTGATTGAAACCACCAAACAATACAAGCATTTCTTCTTCAACACCAGCATCGCACGGTATGACTTTCCTGGTCCAGTGGTCCTGACGGCCAATCCCAAGGAAGAAGACGAACAGCATTATATCAGGCCAATTTGGCACCGCGATGGTTGGTATTCACCCGCTCGCAATCTGATGTTTGTCCGTTTGCGGACCAGTGCTACGAATCTGTCCCTGGTGGATAAGGCGGTTGCCGCCTGGACAATTGCTCATGTGCCAGTGGTTATCACCTTCATGGCCTATTATGACCATCAACCACTGGTGCCTGCCGACCTGACCTTTGAGGGTGAATGTTACGAGTGGCGGGTCCGTCACATCAATTCGTATTGGTGCCCGACCAAAGAGTTCATGCGTTGGATCATGTCACGTTATGCGGACAACCGCTTGGTGAGTATGTGTAGTAGCATCAACTCGGCCTACTGCCGGGACTGCCGCAACTGCGAAACCCACTATCTCCAAACCATGAAACGGTTGAGGGGCGAATGACCATACGTGAAGCAGTCAAAGAAATCGACGCTGTATTCGGGAACGGATTTGCCAAAGCAAATCCGAGTCTCGTCGGAAGTGTTTTACAGGCTGACGCCTTGAAGGAAATCGACAAGACGTTTGTGGAAGCCATTGAAAACATTGTCGCCGGGGCCGGAAAGGTCAATTTAGCGTCTTTGGTTTCGAGTCTTCTCAAATGAATCCCACGGTTGTTGACATAGTTCTGGAAACCTGGTGTCCACATGAAGATATTATCGGTTGTTTGGCTTCTTGCCTTGAACTTTCTGGCCTTTGCAGCCGTGAGTCGGCTTTTCGAGCAATATCACCGTCTGCTCCCTTACATCCTGTGTATTGCGTTGGGCCTGACAACGGGCCTTGCAGTGCGCTACGTCAGCGAGGATTGAACATGCTCAGTATCGAACAAGACGTTGCCGTTGGAACCCAGAACTTAGGCCCTGGCCTCAACCTGACTGATCTACCCGACCTGGCAGCGGGCCGCCTGCGGGTCTGGCAACTCATGCGTGACTTGCAATGGCACACGGTTCCCGAGATGCACACTGCCGCTGGCACAGATGGACCGGCCTTGCAGGGCGACCGTCGCTGGCGGGAAGTCCGGGCCGTTCTCAAGCATCATGGTTACGGCTGGGAAAAGCGCATCTGTGATGGTGCGAAACGTCTTTGGGAGTACCGATTGGTGCCGCCATGCACGGACTAACGATTCAGATTTCCAAGACTGCGAACGGGTTGCAAGATTACGTACAGATTACCGCGCCCGATCAGGTCTCTCTGAACATCGTCTTGATCGCTGACAAAATCAACATCCAGGACAGTCGAAATGAGCAACATCAATGTGAGCATCGAGCAGGTCGCCGAGGTCGTCGCGCATCCTAATGCCGACCGATTGGAGATCGTCAAGATTCTTGGCACGCAGACGATTGTGCCCAAGGGCGAATACAAGGTGGGCGACCGCGTGGTCTTCTTCCCGCCCGACATCTTACTCCCTCCGGCTGTCTCCGAGAAACTAGGCATCCAGAAGTACCTCAAAGGGTGCATGTTGGGTGGCTTGAAGTTGCCTTGCCGGGTAGCTGCCTGTCGTTTGCGCGGCACCCCGAGTTATGGATTCATTATCCGTGCCGAGGGTAATGAACCCCTTGGAACGGATGTATCAGCCGACTTCGGGGCCGAGAAATATGAGCCACCAGTCAGTTCAATGGATCGTCGCCGCTTCAATGGTGACTGCGCCACCGATCATTCGACATTCCACAAGTACACGGACATCCAAAACTACTACCGGTATGCGTCGGCTTTGCCTGACGAGACCCCCGTGCGCATCACTGAGAAAATCCACGGGACCAATAGCCGTGTTGGCTACGTCCGCACAGAAGCAGGCGGCTATGTGTTCATGGGCGGTTCGCACAAGACGAACCGCAAAGAGTTCGATGTGGCGGGCAATCGGTCGCTTTACTGGCGACCCCTGGCGTCCAACATGCTTGGGATGCTGGTGGCCTTGAGTGGGGACAAACATGATGTCATCGTGTTTGGTGAGTTGTTCGGTCCTGGCATCCAGGATTTGGACTATGGCGTGGTGCCAGGTGAAGTCGGCTATCAGGTTTTCGACATCACCATTGACGGTCAATACATCGACTGGGACGACCTGCAAGCCGCGTGCGAAACACACGGTATTGCTACCGTGCCTTTGTTGTATCACGGTCCTTTCAGTAGATGGGTCTTGGATGCCCATACGGATGGTCCCACAACTCTTGGAACCGTGCGGTCCAAGTTCAAGGGACGTGAGGGTGTCGTCGTGACGCCTCTCCATGAGACATGGAGTGACATACTGGGCGGGCGACTGATCCTCAAGAACAAGTCGGCTGATTATCTCGACCGAAGGGGTGCAGTTGACAATGAGTAGTCTCACTCTACGTCAGATCAAGAATGTTGTCCACAAGATGGACGACACAATAACACCTGATGATGAAGCCTATCAGGCTGCCGTCATCATGTTGGCCGCCTTGCAGGTTGGCGCGAACATCCGCCGGGTGGCACGATTCACTGGCTACCCGATTCGGGAGGTTGCGAGAATCGGTTATTGTCTCCGTGCGAATGGTATCTGGTCCGGGTCCAAAACCAAGTGCGATTGGTTCGAGAAGGACGGCGGTCTTGCCTTTTGGTTAGATGTCAGTGTTGCCCTTGGTTACATGGAGCGGGTATGAAAATCTTCAAGTACAGTCTGCGATTTGTACGTGGTGTCCTATTGGGCATGTTGATTGCTCTGATTCCTGGCTACCTCTTTGGCGTGATCGGTTACGGATCAACGTATGGTGGCATCGCGGAACAAATGTGGCTTGATGATTGTATCGCACACGTACACTATCTTCGCGCCAACTGTGATGATCCTGACCTACAAGACGTATTGGATTATACGATCCAACGTTACAATCGAATCGGACCTTTCGATATTGCGGTGTGTCGCCTTTGGCAAATGCCCTTTAAGACTCCGGCTATTGCTTGCAACAATCCATTGATTCCTGGCATGTCGGTGGACATTGAAGTGCTCACGTTTCCAATCCACGACGGCGCAATGATCGTGATTCACGAAGCCTTGCATGACTATTTTCCATTCGCCGGGCACAGTCACATTACACCCCGCGAAGAAAAATTGGAGGAGTTGTACTATGGTCTCCGACACCTTCGTTGAAGTCACCTGTGACGGGTGCCACGCGATTGAAGTGGTCCAGTTGACCGCAATCGCCTGCCGAGGTTGGGATGAACGCAACGTTGCAGGTCATCTCAAAAGCATCGGTTGGACCGTCGATGGCGATTTGCACTACTGCGACGAGTGCCGCCCGAGGAAGAAATGATGGAAGGTTGGGTCTGGTTACTGAACGCAACCAAGAGCCATTACATGGTCGATGGCCGCTCCCTGTGCGGGAAGTGGGCCTATCTTGGCATTGATTACGAACAACGCCCCGCCAACAACGGGGATTGTGCAACTTGTAGGAAGAAGCATGAACGACACACAGCGAATTGCAGCCGCTCTGGACCTGGCGGTTCTGAAACCTAATGCCCGCAGTGGAGATGTACTTGGTGCCGCTCGTACAGTGGAAGAGTACAACCTAGCTTCGATCTGTGTGGCACCTTGCAATGTACAACTTGCCCGTCTCTACACGAGTCGCGTTTGTGCCGTCATTGGTTTCCCACATGGCAACACTTTGAGTGAAGTCAAACGCATGGAGGCGCATCGCGCCATCGACTACGGAGTTTGTGAGTTGGACGTGGTAGTAAATTTCGGTCGTTTCTTAGAAGGCAACATCGAAACTTTACGGCCGGAATTGGAAGGAATCGTTCGTGATGCCCATTCTTGCGGCGTAAAAGTCAAAGCCATCCTGGAAACTTACTACTATAACGGGCAGCAGATTTGGAACGCTTGCCGCGAATGTGTCGATGCCGGTGTGGATTGGGTGAAGACTTCAACTGGCTTTGCACCTGGCGGCGCGACACCCGAAGCCGTCAAAATCATGCTTGAAGCCGTTGCTGGACAAGCGCAAGTCAAGGCCAGCGGCGGTATCAAGACACAGAACGACGCCCTGTTGTACCTGGATTTGGGTTGCACTCGCATCGGGGCAGGTCGTTACAAGGAGTTGATCCTATGAGAAAGATGAACCGCTTGGCTCTGAATCGTGGCTACCTTTGTGGAGCGATGGATCGCGTATTGGATGGCGGCATTGGCTGGCGTCAAGACTTGAAGACCAGTCTGAAAGACTTGAAGGTTCTCTGGCTTGATCCGACGCGCAAACCCATCAATATCGGCGTCGAAGACTTGGAGAATCGTGCCTTGCGGCACAAGGCCAAACGGGTCGGTGACTTCGAGTTCGTCCGCACGCAAATGAAACAGATTCGTCCTGTCGATCTGCGTCTCGTTGACATCTGCGATTTTATGATTGTCAACATCGACTTGGATATTCATGCCTGCGGCACCTACGAAGAATTGTACTGGGCCAATCGGATGAAGAAACCTTGCATCCTGCGGGTTGAACAAGGAATCGAACACACGCCGGATTGGCTCTTCGGCGTACTTCCCTTTGAGATGATCTTCTCAACGTGGGCCGACGTGAAGACATACCTGCGGCATATCGCACATGACCCTGTAATTGACCGACTCAATCGTTGGTACTTCTTTGACTGGATGGGTGAACATTGTGACCCCAACACTGTCAATATCAAGCGCCAACCGAAGCAACGGTCAAAACCGAAGGGGAAGAAATGAGACCAGACACAAGCACTCCAAGACGAACTTTGGTCAAAGCAGTGAGTTGGGAATCGTTCTCAACGCTGGCGACCTTTGGCCTAGCGTGGTTCATGTTTGGTAGTCTGGAAACGTGTGTAGCATTTGCCGGAGCTAGTTACGTGATGAAGTTGATCCTTTTCTACTACCATGAGAGAGTGTGGCATCAGATTCCGTATGGCAAGATACATTCGACTGACGCAGGATAAGTGCGCCATTGTCAGCGACCGTGATTATAGAACCGTCATGGAATATACCCCGTGGTATTTCGACGGTAACTATGCCGTTCGTATGACACCGCGACCAAATCGGCGAAAGTTGTATATGCACCGTTTGATCGCACGGTTGCGAGGCGACCCATTGAAAATGGAAGTCGATCATCACAACCACAATGGATTAGACAATCAACGCCGAAATTTGAGGCCAGCGACACGCTCACAACAATCACAAAACAGCCGTAAACAACAACGATCATTGCCTAAAGGCGTCCGTTGGCATACCCGTGACGAGGTATTCACTGCGCAAATTAGTGGCAAACATATCGGGACATACCAAACGGCTGCGGCTGCACATCGCGCCTATTGCCGCGAAGCACGGCGTTTGTTTGGTGACTTTGCGTGTACTGAGTAGATACAAATGTGAATGGTGCCCGAGGGTGGCTGTTCGTGTTTCGGTGACGAGCGGCCTGGGTGGGATGTTATGGGCGTGTGGACTAGCGGAGATTATACCGACGCCAGCGAAACACGCAGTAGGGCACCTAGCTTACAATGGAGATGCGAATGAGAATTACGCAACGTGTGACAAAAGGCCCACGAGTCAAGAGTAAACTCGTTCCTTATCGAAAGTCTCCGACGCTTCGCGTCAGTCGAAACAAACCGTGCCCTTGCAAGAGTGGCAAGAAATTCAAGCACTGTTGCTTGCCGAAGGTTCAGGTGTTAGAAACACTTTCACCTGGGCTTCGTCAACAGGCTCTTGTTGAACAGATTCTAGGAAAGCCTCTATGAAACCGCTCTTCTACATTGCCCTCTTAGTTGCATTGATCGTGACTGCGGGTTGTCAACCAACGCCTGCGCCCAAACCACGCCCACGCCCACGCCCATGCCCGTGCCCTGGTCCGTGTCCCAAGCCGATGGAAATTCAAGAGTCCCAACTGGTCTCGGACTTGAGTGACATGCCATTGCCGCCTTTTGATACGACGCCAGTAGCCGTGAAGTCGGCCAAAATGCCGGTATCCGTCGAAGTGCCGGTTGAAGTCATTGTCTCACCCCTTCCCATAATCACCCCAACGACGGAATCCAATCGCCGTCCCTATGCTCCCTTTTTCCGCCGAGGTCGCAGATGAAGTTACCACGTTCCCTTTCGTATTCGTCGATGTCACTTCTCGAAAAGAATCCCGAGGAGTTTTACATTCGTTACCTTGCCGACAAGGCCGCTCCGCGCACGCCACAAGAACCACCGATGGCGGTAGGGTCTTCATTTGATGCGCACGTAAAGGCCGCGCTGGTGGAAACTTTGTTCGGGCAGGTGCCCGAGTTCGAGTTGGCGACCATCTTCGAGTCGCAGGTCGAATCACAGTGCCGAGACTTTGCCCTGGGTGCAGGTCAATATGTCTTCGAGTGTTACAAACGCTGCGGAGCCTACGGCGACCTATTGACCCTCTTGCAAAAGTCAGTCGAGCCGCCCCGTTTCGAGTTCAAGGTTGATGGACTGGTTGGCGACGTGCCCTTCACCGGCAAACCTGATTGTCGTTTCGTACTCGATTTCGGTGAAGGCCGTATTCAGACAATCCTTGACTGGAAGGTCAAGGGGTTCTGTTCCAAGTATGGAGCATCCCCGACGCCAGGTTACGCTCTTTGCCGGGATGCCTACCCCGAAGGTGTGAAGGCAAGTCGCAGCCACGGGACAGAACACAACAAGTACCTGGGCCATTCCTTCCGGGGTCTGGTCATCAATGCCGGGTACATGGAAACCTGCTCGACGGAATATGCTGACCAACTTTGCCTCTATGGCTGGTTGCTCAAAGAGACGCCAGGCGACGAGAACGTGGTCTGTTGCATCGAAGAGATCGTCAGCAAGTATATGGGCGATCAGCGCCCATTGCTTCGAGTCGCCAATCACAAAGGACGTGTTAAGTCCGAATACCAGTTGGCTCTGGTCGCCCGCGTGAAAGCGTGTTGGCAGCGTATCACCAGCGGCTACCTCTTCCCGGAGATGCCACGCGAAGACAGTGACGCTCGATGCCAAATTCTCGACAAAACCGGCGAGGGTCTGTTATCAGACGGCACCGGTCGTGACGAGTTTTTCAGCCAAGTAACTCGTGCAACAAGGTGGTAACATGCAACTTTTACCTGTCGCACTTGAACGGATTGCGGCCAGTGAGTTCAAGCCTGAGCACATCGTCAGTGTCTTGAAGACATTGGAACTTGCTTTACGACACAATCCGGTTCCTGTGGCCGAAATCACGTTGAACTACCAATCCGACGAGGATCAAGTCACCCAAGACGATTTGATTCCCGTCATCACCTTCTCGCTCCGACCTGCAAGGATTCCAAATGAAAAGATGGTTCAAGAAAATGCTGCGCAGTCCGAAACGTATCTTCCAACAATCAAAGGTTGAATTGCCGGAAGTCGTTTTGTTGCACAGTCTGAAACGAGTCCGGCGGCAAGTTTCGTACTTCGATTGTCCATTAACTGTGTTGCACAAGTGGTCGTGCATCATCGTGACCGACAAGGGCAACTACGAAAACACAACGGTTGTTTGCGTAGACCGGGACCAACGAGACGATTCCGGTTGTGTCATTGTCACATTTACCCCAATGGAAGTCATTGGTTGTGGACATATCTTAGGCCAGATGGTCTACGATGACACGGGTACTCTCGTTGCAAATCGGCCTCTGAGTATTTACGTGCGATCAGGAGATACACTCAACATAACTTACACGGTGAATGTATGATTGAATCGCACACTCTCACAGGCGGCAACCGAGTAAAACAGCGGGAGCGCGATGACTTTTATCGCACGCCTGCCTGCGCCACTTGCGCACTGTTGCAACGGGAGACTTTCGAGGGAACAGTGTGGGAGTGTGCGTGCGGCGACGGCGCGATAAGCAAACTTCTACCGTTGAGTACGATTTCAACAGACTTGTTTGACCGTGGATTTGGCGAGATCGGAATTGACTTCCTCACCGAACGTCGGCAAGTCAACAACATTGTCACGAATCCGCCCTACAAGTTGGCACAACAATTTGTTGAACATGCGTTAGAGTGTGCCGACCGGAAAGTAGCGATGTTGCTCAAGTTGAATTTCCTTGAAAGCATCAAACGGTACAGATTCTTTCAGCAGACACCGTTGCGAGCAGTCTACGTCTTCTCAAAACGCCTGAGTTTTGATAAAGGTGTCAAGAAGAGTGGCGGAAGGGGACTTCTCGCCTATGCCTGGTACGTGTGGGAGCAAGGTTACACACAACGACCCCAAATTGAGTGGATTCGATGATTCTTTTCATCCTTAGTGTCATTGGTATGACACTCATTCTCACCGGCAGTGAGATCATGGAACCGATCCATGTGTGGATCAAACCATGTACCTTCCTGTATAAACTGATGGAGTGCAACCAGTGCATGGGGTTCTGGTGCGGCTTGTTATTGGCTCCATTAGTCACACTTAACCCACTCGGTATCTTTGCTTGCGGCTGCGCTGGAAGTTTTCTGGCTCAACTCGGCTGGTCGATCCTGGAATACTTGGAGAGTGACGATGTTTGATGCCGAAGACACTGAGAAATTGGAAGGTTGGGTGACGGGGTTTGCGTGCTGCCGAGTATGTGCGCATACGTGGGTAGCAGTGGTTCCGGTTAATGGCGAATTGTCCAATTTGGAATGTCCTGAGTGTCACAGTATGTCGGGAGAATTAACGGAATGACCATATTACTTGTTGCTCTCGCGTTTGTCTGTGGCTTTCTCATGGACCTAGTATGGACACTTTGCGTAGATGCCGTAACCCGCAAGAAACCATTGTTGGCCGCTAACATGAGTGCCCTCTTGTATCTCTGTACCATCGTCTCCACCATCTTGATCGTCGAGAAATGCTTTGTCGCCGTGGCGGCATACATCATCGGCGGATGGATCGGCACCTATCTTGTCGTCAAACGGAGACGGAAATGAGTGAAACAATCTATTTGGTTGGTGCCGAGGATGTAAGAAGTGCTGGTCGCAGCATTGCCACTGCGGCCGATGGGATGAAACGCGCCGCTGACACCCTCGACGAATCTTTACGAAGTCACCAACGATTCTTGGACGATTGGTTGACTCGATTCCAAACTATACTGGCTGATTGGAGACCAGCATGAAAACTGTCAGTATCTTAGTTTACCGCGGCAAACACAACGATGAATACTACCTCGTTGATACACCCGAACAACTTGAAGCGGCTCAACGTCGGCTTTTCGAGCAATTGGACCAGTGGGGATGTTACGAGGATGAAGATACCGCCAAGGCTCGGGCAGGTGACATCCGCGCCATTCGTTGGTTGCTTGACCGACACAATGGCTATGAATACGAAGGTTGGGACATCATAGAGGCCGTTGATCCGCTATGCGAATAAAATCCACCTTCCATGACTTCTACGATTGCGTGCAAGGTCAAGGACAAGACTTGTCCTTGCTCTATCTCCGGCAACCGCGTGTAGTGCGACTACAAGAACCACTGTTTCCCTTCATCACGAAAATGCGTCATTGGCGACGAACCGACCTGATTCGCACTTGTTACGTCATTGGCTTTTGCGGAAAGATTTATTCAGTTCTAGGTGTACAAAATCCTTCCGTCTATGCCACACCACGGCCGCTATGTTACACGCTTGACGAAGTAGATGCCTTTGTCCAAAGAACCTTTAAGGCAAAGTTGGCGGAACGATATTTCACTGACGCCCGGCGCAACTATTGGCGTGAAGCATGGCATTACACACGGCGCAGTACACTGGATGCCTTCTTCAACGAGAGTCTTGCGCACCGTGACAAGTACGAGTATATTTTCCGTGATAACCATTGTCCCATCTTTGTTTACCGTGAGACCCGCGACGAATACGTCCTTACTTACAATGGCTGTCTACGGGACGTGCAATTCTACCGTTGCATTGAACCTTTCACCGCCTTCCAGGAAGTCCAGATGTTCCTTGGCGGCATGGCGTTTCCCAATAAACCGATCCCCAAGGTTTCTGACAAGATCATGGCAGCGGCCAAAGGATTCGACAAGTGGAGTTTCCGCAAGGAACCAAAGAAATGCACACCCTAGTCAATGCTGACTGCCTCAAATATCTGTGTGGCAACTCTTGCGTTTGGACCACCCTGTTTGCGGACCCGCCTGACAACCTCGGCTTGAATTACCACGGCTACAAAGATCGCCTCCCGGACGCTGACTATGTAACACTCCTACGACAGTGGCTTCACACCTTTGTTCTCTGCGCCAAGACGGTCTGGTTCTCGTATAACGCCAAATGGACCTTTGAGGTCGGGAAGATCGTGACCGAGATGCTTGCCTGCAACCGTGGACTGGAAGCCAAGCCATGCGTCCAGACGTATACGTTTGGTCAACACAATCAGCACGACTTGGGAAACAACCACAGGCCGCTATTACGGCTCCGCTGGCCGGATGCTCCTTTGTTACCGGATGCCATCCGCGTGCAATCCTGGCGGCAAGAACACGGGGACAAGCGGGCGGACCCGCGCGGACGGGTGCCCGGTGACTGGTTCGATTTCACGCGCGTCACTGGCAACAGCAAACAGCGCCGCCCTTGGCACCCGACTCAACTCAACGAGGGATTGATCGAGCGGTGCATCTTGCTCACGACCCCCGAAGGTGGGACAGTTTGTGACCCCTTTGCGGGCACCGGAACCACACTAAGAGTGTGTAAACGCATCAATCGACCATGTACCCTGATCGAACTTGATCCTCTTTATTGCGCCAAGATCGCCGAAGAGCACGGTCTACAAACCCTCAACCCTCATACCTGGACTCAACCATGATCTGTATGCGTTGTCAAGGCACTGGTTTCCTCAATCTGGACCAAGTTGATGAATTAACTCTGGTTGCTTTCGAGGCGTGGGGCGACCACAACATCATTCTATGCTGGGTCGCCGTCAATCCTGGCCACGATGTTCAAGTTTGTGATTGTTGTGGCGACGGCGAGACTTGGCATGGGACGCCAGGTGAGCACCACCTGGAAGATGGGGAACCTTTCCCGGAGTGTTCTTGATTTTTGGTCCAATTGATTCACTATGACGCTAAGGTAGGTATGCTTCGCATTACAATCGAACTTGTCCCTCTCGGCGTTGAAGCCAACAAGAAGACTCTTGTTGTCGGCACCATCGTCAATGATGGAACGGGTACGCATACGACAGGTAACTATCGTGTGACGCTGCAAAATGCCGCTGGCCGAAAGTGGAAGGCGGGAACCATTGTTGATTTCCCGCGAACCCGCCTCTTGGCGTGGGACTTGCTCTATCGGTGTCTTGCGAAATTGGTTGGCAAACGAAACATCGACGTAAAGACGGTGCCATGTGAGAAAATTGATTCTACTCTCTGATTGCATCATCGGTTGCACCGTACTGATCGCTTTACTAAGCATCAGTGGGTTGCTTTTCTACTTGGTCTTTCAACTGGTATCACTGCGGGGTATTCTGTGAACGCTGCCACTTTATCCAGTATCCTAGCGCGTCACGGTATCCACCGCAAATTCTGGCATGACTTCCGTTTGTTGGTGGTTCACGGACGGCAACCGTCTGGTGAACTGCGAATACGGTTGAGACATATCGACAACTACAAGGCAGCCTTAGAAGAGGCACTTGCCGTCCCCAAGCAGTTTGAGTCCTTAGAACCCGGAGATGTCCAATGAATCCCGCTCTCGATTTCATGGGCCGCGAAATTACGGCCGGTAACGTCATCGCTTACCCCGTTCGTCGTGGCAGCAAGATGTGGTTGAACAAGTTGAACGTTCAACACGTCGAAGACGACAAGATTGTAGGTTACAATAATTTGGGTCGCCGCATTACCATTACGAATTTGCGGAATGTTGTGGTGGTAGCCTGATGCCACTATACGATCTACAATGTCGAGCCTGCGGACACGATTACGAAGACTTCCAACTGATGGATGCACTTCGACCGGTCAAATGTCCCAAATGTGGCAAGAAGAAAGTCGTTCGTGTGCTGGTGAAACCTCCCGCCTTCCACGATAACTACAGTCCTATGCACCCACGAAAGAACCGGGGTCGAGGTTGATGCAAAGTCGAAGAAAACCACGTCGAAGTCTCTCACAACGATCAGAACTGATCTTCGACTTGCACAATTTCGGGATCAACCCTGACACACGAGAGATCGTGTTAATGAGCCGCCCTGAAAATGCGGAAGATGGCATTGATTGGACTTGTGCCAACACATTCATCAAGAATCTGCTCTTGTTGAACGCGATGAACCATCAAGCGATACTCGTGCATCAATGCACTTGTGGCGGGGAGTGGAACTACGGCATGGCAATCTATGATGCCATTGCGGCCAGTCCCTCGCCTATAACGGTGCTCGCCTATGCTCATGCAAGAAGCATGTCGAGTATCATTCCGCAAGCAGCAAAACGTCGGGTCATCATGCCGAACGCCGACTTCTTGATCCACTTTGGTACGGCGGGATACGAAGGTGACTCACGCAGTTTTGTTGCCGAGGGTCGGCAGATTGATAAGATGGATAGTGTGATGCTTGCCATCTACACTGCCAAATGTATCCGAGGGTCGTTCTTTAAGCGCAACAAATACTCAAAGGATCGCGTAAAAGAATTTCTACGTCGGCGCATGAATGAAAACCGCGAGTGGTACATGCCCCCGACCGAGGCTGTTGACAAGGGATTCATGGACGGCGTATTCGGAACAACGGGATTCCGCACTCTTGAAGAGATCAAAGCAAGGTGAAAGTGCGATGAACTTCAAGCGAGTCAAGGTCAAGGGACAAAGCCGGAAGTTACACCGGACATGGAAATCCGATGATCGGTGTTATCGCATTACTTGGCGACGAGAGTTCATGGGTGTATCATTGCCACCCCGTTTTCAAGCCTGCGTGCGAATCCATCTTCCCAATTGTGGTGAGATGTGGGACTTTGCGGGACGACGCAGCCCCTTCAAGACTTTCAAGGCTGCAAGTGAAGCGTGCGAACACCATCGCCGACTCTGGTCGGCCATTGCCCAAGCCACGGGTGTTCGCCGTATCCAGGAACTTTGCGGCGGGAAAGTGCCTACAGGTTATCCGCTATGGATTCGCAAAGAAATGAACGCCAAAGTGCGGACCATCTTGGAAAACGCCAACAACCCGGAACAAAACAAATGCGAACACGACCAAGACGCCCCTACCGAAGTCTTATCGACTACGTTGAACACATTCAAGGATGGCGATATGCCTGTCTCCCTAAAAGACCCCAAGCGTGGCCGTGCCTTGCCTGCCACGGACGAGGATGGAACTACAAAGAGTCACCGCCGCCGCCAATCCTTGACTGTGAACGAATCCAATGCACCGTCTGCGGAGGCACCGGTGAAGGGACGAAGGCGGCAGTCATCGAAGCATACCGCACGGAAATCAGTCAGTACAGGAAAGAAAAGGAAGCCTACGAAATCCTCGTCAAAGCGCAGAAAACCGCAATCGCCAAATTAACCACGGGAGAATTGTTCGCAATCCGCGAACTGGGAATCTGATGGACGCCAAATTAGCACAGTTGCGTGACACCATTCGCCGCGAGGCGAAACACATTGGTCGGAAACCGTACTCACACAATATCGTGGGGTTGGCTTTGCAACAAATCGACCGTGAGTTCAGTACCACGGACGCCAATCAAGCCATACGTGACTTCAAGTTGGCGCGCAAAGGATTCAACGAGGTAGCAGAATGAAGACTGTTCGCTGTGATCGTTGCAATGCAGAAATTCCGATTGTACCTGGCCGCCGTGTAATTTGTTTGCACTGTGGAATAGACTTCGGCCATCCGCAACCAGCCCCACTCCATCAAAGCATGAGTGAATTTTGCCCTCGATGCGGGTGCCCACTCGAAACGGCGGCTGATCCTGGCCGCTTGTGTGAGGCATGTGGTTGGTTTGGAGATTGGCAAGAAGCGCTTCCCACGCCACCGCGACAACAAGACTTTAACTTGGTATTGGCCGTGTTGCAAAGTCTCGAATTGTTTCGAGAAGTGTGCCGCAAAGAACAACTTGCCGAAGTCTACTTTGACGCAGGACAAATAAGTGAACATGATTTGCGACAAATCCGCAAAGGCGTCCAAGAGGCGCGTCAATCACTCGTTGCACTATTCACAGAACTTCGATGCCGCCTTCCTCGTGTCTTATTGGCCGAGAACGATATGGTGCCGTGGCCCGAAGATTGGACCGACCGGCATTTCAACGCGAGCAAAGACCCTTGTGACATGCTAATCGGTCACTGTTCCTGTGGCGCGTATCATTATGAGAAAGAAGGTTGGGTGCAAGCCGCCCTACAACGTCACGATGCAATCATCCTCAACCCCGAATGATGATTTGCTCCATGTTTTGGAGCGAAACAACGCTGATCTGAGAGCCATACTTGCTCGAATGGAACGCGGTGAGTATAACCGTGCCATTCGAGAAGAGAGTCGCCGTGAACGGGCCTTTGGCCGCTATATCCTACAGGAAAACGACCGTGAGTAAATAACATGGCATCAAAGTTCTGTCCAATCTGTAACGCCGTCGTAACACCCGCACAGGAAGCCGACTACCGGCAGGGAATGATGTTATGTCGTTGTGGTTGGATCGGTCACGGGTCGCAAGCCCTCAAAGAACCAGCACTCCCGAATCCGCCGCCGAAGATGTCCTATGTCTCGGTTGATATTGAGACAACGGGCCTGGACCCTGAAACATGCCAGGTACTTGAAGTCGGAGCCGTCTTCGAGGATTGGAAGTCACCTATCAGCCAACTGCCAGCATTTCGGCAGATTCTCAAATATACCGAGTTGCGGGGTAATCCGTTTGCCCTCGCCTTGAACGCGGAGTTGCTGAAACAGATCGCCAACCCGCAACCGGAAGAAGCATTTTGTCAGCCCTGTGAGTTAGGTCAACGCTTAGCCAATTGGGTCCGCGCCTGCGGGCTTGACCCAATGAACCTGACTGCGGCTGGCAAAAACTTTGCTAGTTTCGACATGCAGTTTCTCAAGAGACTGCCACAGTTTGGCGAATCTGTGAAGTTTAAGCACCGTGTCATTGACCCCGCGATGTTGTACTGGCAATTCGACGATGAAAAGTTGCCGGACAGCAAAATGTGTTACCAACGTGCGGGACTTGATGACAGGGTTGCACACACTGCCGTCGAAGACTCACGGGCCGTCGTTCGTTTGATTCGCGCTCGCATCCACCTACTGAAAGGCGTATCGTGACCTTAATGGTCCCTACGAAAACTTGCATCCTTTTCAACCGCCCGGTTGAACTTCACTCTCAACCTGCCACACAGCAGGATGAATGGGTGATTGAACAACTGCATGGCTACCGAAATGGATACTTCGTTGAAATCGGTGGGCACGATGGACAACACCATTCCAATACACTTGCCCTCGAAAAGCATTTCGGGTGGACAGGTCTGTTGGTGGAAGCCGACCCGACACTATGCGAATGGTCACGTTTCGCGCGACCAGATTGTATACATGACTGTGTAGCCGTGAGTGTGGTCGATAGTCACGCTTGGTTTTCATGCGGTGGCGCGTGGGGTGGCCTTCGTGCTTTCCTCCCCGAAGCATGGCAACGTGAGGCTAGGGATCGTAATACACCTGAGATTTGGGTGCCGACCACAACCTTACGGAACATTCTTGAACGGAATCACGCACCCAAACTCATTGACTATCTCAGTCTGGACATTGAAGGTGCCGAAGTTTCTGTCTTGAATGAATACTTCAAGTCACCAACGCATCAATTTCGCTGTCTGACAGTTGAGTTTCGAGATAGCAATACCTTAATGCGGATTCGTCGCATCATGGAACCGCATGGCTACACACTTGAACTGATCCGAGCATGGGACGCTTTCTTCACCTTTAACCCACAGGCTAAACTATGATCGCTGCATTGGAAGCCCTTGTGCTTCTCTTTGTCCTGATCTTCGCCGTCCTGGTGTACCGATGGCTGATTCACAGTCCATCGTTTACGCGCTTGGTCGGCGGCGTGATCGCCCCTTCGCCGGAGACAGACCGCGAAGTGATTAACCGCCTTGATGACGCCGAAGCAATCGCTAAGCGCCGTGCCGAAGAGGCTGATCGTACAGCAATCAATCAGAAACGAACAGCCGAAACCATCCGTCGTCGAACCCGCAAATCCTAACATCGGAGAACCCATGAACACAAGAGTCAAGGTTGTGGCAGCCGCTATCGCTGCCGTTCTCGTACTGATTGTTGCCTCCATTCTCTGGTTTGGCATGATCGGTTACAACAGTACCCATGAATATCAAGTCTATCAGTCCGTCACCGGCAACGTCCAGATCATCGACAACTCGGGTTACTACTGGAAAGGCTTTGGCACCGTCTGGACCTATCCTCGCGCCATCCAAGCCTACTACTCGCAACATCCCGACGAAGGCGGCGTGAAAGATTGGTCCGTGAAGGTCACTTTTAACGACGGCGGCACCGCCCAGATCAGCACCTTCGTCAAGGTTCAATTGCCTATCACCCATGATGAACGGTTGGCCTTGCATTGTGACTTCAATGCCAATCCGAAGAACATTCTGGATGCCGTGCGAAGTCATCTGGTCAACTGCGTCAAGGCAAGTGGCCCTATGATGTCTGCGAGTGAAAACCAAGCAAGTCGCAAAGCAGAGTTCAACCAGATCGTTGAGGAACAACTGGTTGCCGGACTCTTCGAGATGCGGCGCACTGAGGTTGAACTATCCGACACGGCTCAAATGGAAACCACGGGTGTAACCCCGGACGGTAAACCAGTCATTCACGAGAAGAAAGCCCGCGTACAGGCAACTGAGATTGTCCGTGATGCGAAGACTGGCAAACCGATCATTGTTCAGGATTCACCCTTGGCTCGCTACAAGATTGCGATTCTGCAATTCTCCGTCACAGAGACTACCTACGACGATGTGACCTTGCAGCAATTCGCCGCCAAGAAGGAAAGTTACCTCGCCGCCGAACAGGCCAAAGCCAAGCGCCAAGAAGAATATCAGCAACGGCTCATGGTCACGGAAAAGGGTCTCCGGCAGGTCGCTGAAATCGAAGCCCAGATGAACCAGGAAAAGAAGAAGGCCACCATCTCGGCCGAGCAAAAGCGTGAGGTTGCGACAATCGAAAAGGACCAAGCCGTCATCATTGCCGTGCAGAAGGTCGAAGTCGCAATCAAAACGAAGGTTGAAGCCGAGACGTTACGAGAGATCGCCAGTATCAAAGCGGCCACCGCCGAATTGGACAAGAAGGCCACGATCAGTGCGGCGGAAGCCAAGCAGAAGGAAATCGAACTAGGCGGCGGATTGGCCGAGAAAGATCGGATTCTTGCCACCATCAAGGCTGATCGAGACGCGAAGGTTGCGGTAGCCTTGGCCGGTGTCAAGACACCTGGCGTCGTGATTATTGGCGGCCAGGATGGCAAAGGTACGGGTCTCACCGAGACCCTGATGAATCTGTTGTTGCTCAAGGCAACCGGTGTGTTGCCCGAGCAACAGAAGTAGCGTGAAGCACGTTTGTTCCCAGCCGCCCGGCATTTACGCCGGGCGGCACCTTTCACAACTTTGGAGAACCCATGAACGACACCATCCGCAAGATCGTTGAAAGCCTAGACATGCTGCGTAACACGCGCATCGAGGAAGTCAACATCCAACTGAAAGACCTGATCGACGCCTACCGCGAACGCCTCGACGAACAGAGTGCTCTGTTGTCCAGCGCAGCGCCCAATGCCGAGAGGTACACCACCTTACTCGACGACGTGACAGCAACCGTGGACCTGGTTCGCGTGCTCGTCAAGGCCGCCGACGATATGGACAAGTTGCAAGGCAGCGCCATTCGTGTGATGGACCGCGTTTACAAGAAGTTGCCCGCACGCAGCGAGCCGACCACCTAAGTCACTCGGCAAGAGTGCCTACAGCACTCCGCGTACTCCATGACTGCCAACATGGGTGCGTGTGACTCCATAGGATAGCGGTCAGTCCGCCGGGCCTTCAACCCGGACACACCAGTTCGACTCTGGTTGGGGTCATTAAAGGAACAAATCATGCCAAGTACCGACATTGATGGACGTGTTATCGTGATCCTTTCCGCCGAAGAGGCAGAAATGGTTTATCGTGATCTCAGATACGTCTGGGATAGTGTACACCGACTGAATGACACTGAGCGACGTATTGCCCGCAAGATTGCTCGTGATCTCGCTCTAAAACCCGAGGAACGTTTCGATGATTCGACTCAGCCAACGTAATCTGTTGACCTTGCTTCACGGTTTGGAAACCCGTGGTGTGCGACATCTTCACAAGCCCGATGTAGGGTTGGTCGTGGCCGAAATGGACGCCCGACACTATCAGGGGCGTGAATATGGCCGGATGTCATTGCCGACCGAAGCCTTCATCACCGGAATGATACCGGCAATCCGGCGGGTCGAGCAACAGGTCTATTGTGACCAGAACCCACCGGAATGGGCCTTGACGGCCGCCCGCGTCATCGTAGGCGATTTCGCCAACACAACCGAAGTCGTGGGCACCGCTCACGTCATCGCCCGGTACGCCCGTGAAGCCGGAGCCTGGTAATGGGTTGGTGCCGTGGGTCCGAAATTGCTGAGAATGTGTGGACCACTGTGCGACGGTTCGTACCAACTTGTTCCCGGCAACAGGTTGCTCGCAAAATTATAGACATCTTCGAGAATCACGACGCCGACACGATGGAAGAAGCTGAACAATTATGGCAGGATGCAATCACCCCGATCCCAAGAGAATCCCATGAAAATCGCCTTTGAGAACGGTCACGTTCGCCTCAAGAATTGCCGTTATGGTCCCATGATCTATTTACCCGCCGATCAATACATCGGACAGGCACTCGACAAATATGGTGAGTTTTCGGAGGGAGAAGCCTTCTTCTTCCGTTTCCTCGTCAAACCGAGTTGGACCGTACTCGACATTGGAGCCAACCACGGTGCCCACACGATTGCGCTTGCCAAGAATGTCAAGGCAGTCCATGCCTTCGAGCCGCAGCGAATCCTCTTCCAACTTCTCTGCGCCAACGTCGCCTTGAACGCCTTAACCAACGTTTACACGCATCAAGTGGCAGTCGGCCGAGAGCCAGGTACTATCAACGTTCCGGCTCTCGACTACACCAAGAGTGCCAACTTCGGTGCGCTTGAGATGGGCGGTACAGGCGGCGAGCAGGTGCCCCTTGTAACCATCGACTCCCTAGTCCTTCCTGAGTGTCACTTCATCAAGTTGGACGTGGAAGGCATGGAAGGGGAGGCCATCGCCGGTGCTGAGAAAACTCTGCGTCAGCATCAACCGATTCTCTATCTCGAAAATGACCGTCCTGAGAAGTCAGCGGCAGTCATCGCTCAACTTTTCGCATTGGGCTACCGTCTGTACTGGCACCTACCGCCTTACTACAACCCCAAGAACTACTTTGAGGATACCACCAACATCTATGGCCGAACCATTTCGGTCAATATGCTCGGTGTCCACAAATCGCAACCCCAAGACATCAAACTTCGGGAAGTTCGGTGCGCAACCGATACCTGGAACGCGCCCTGACTGTCTGATGTCTTGAGGCAAAGATGCCAATAACAAAACGAAAACAATGTCCTGTATGTGGTAAACCAGCAGTGAAATACTGTTCACAGATTTGCTTTCACGAAGGGGTTTATCAATGTTGGAAACAAGACGTTCTCCGAAAAGGCCGCATCTCGCGGCATTGCAATGCGACACCGCGAATCAAAAGATTCATGGCCGAACAATTCGGAAAGCACTGTGCCATTTGTGGGAGAAAAACTTGGTGCGGTCAAACGATTGCACTAATCTTTGACCATATCAACGGCAACCACCAAGATTGGTGCCTATCCAATTGTCGTTTGATTTGTAGTAATTGCGATGCGCAGTTGCCAACATACAAAGGACACAATCGAGGCAAGGGGCGTTATTCACGCCGTCTGCGTTATCAACAAGGCAAAAGTTACTAACCCAAGATTTAGTCGTGCGATTATTACGGTTATGCCATGTGTAGGGGAACTAACGGCACCTGGTACGCCTGTGGCATATTCGCCCTCAATCGGTGACTTGACTTCTGCAAAATCTGTGATATACTTGAATATGCAACGAAAAGAAATCATGGCCGCAGCCCGAACCCAAAAGTCCAATGCTTCGTGCATTACGAACAAACGGGGCAAGGCTCGCCATGCCAAACGGCAGGGTGCTAAACGAGTCCGCCAACAACTTCAGCAACGGTTGAAGAAAGAACTATGAAACCACTACAGTTTCCTCGCGTTGTCCGAATACGCGGCTATGAATACGTGATTGATTACGTGAATAAGCCGCGTGAAGTGGACCGCGATTTGGCAATCGTTGATCTTGTGGGACAATGTGCCCCTGGGAATCCTGGTTGTATACGTGTTCTAACGACACAACAAAGCATCGGAATTCTGGATACAGTCATCCATGAAATTCTCCACGCCATTTTCAACCGAAACACAGTCTTACCGGCTGCCATTCGACCAGAGATTGGTGCTGAAGCCTTCATCGGAGCACTTGGAATCGAACTTGCCAACCTGTTAGTTGATAACGGTTGGATCAAGTTGCCCGAGACTGTGAAACCAACGGACGTGCGCATCAACGCATAAACCTGGAGTAAACCATGAAATATCTGTTGACTCTCGTCGTGCTGCTTGCTGGTTGCCAGGCGACACCCACCACATTCGCGTTACATGGTAAGGTGGTCGGTGTTGCCTCGATAGCTTCGCCCAACTATTGGGCCTTTGCCGTCCAAACCGACACCGGTGTAATACCGATCATTGTCGTTGAGCGCGACAATTGCCTGGACAAGAAGACTCTTGTGCGATTTCGCACGCTGCACTCCAATCAAGAACTACTCAACAAGCGGGTCACGGTATTCGGACTTCGCCGTGACGGTCACTACATTGCCACTTCCGTCTACGAGGATCGACCGTGATCGAGGCTGATTTTACTGCGCAACTACAGGCCATTTTTGCGCTTACGGCTCAAGAAGGACTGACGAAAGCGAAACTCGAATCTAGTGTTGCAGTGTTGCAATACACCAACATGGAAGCATGTTATCAAGAGTGCCGCCGTCCGTGGCGCATGGTAGGCGCAATCGTCACTCGTGATGACACCACGAACCGATGGAAGTGTGAGTTTCAGGGCGTCACAGCCTGGGGTGATACACCGGACATCGCGTGCGACAACTTTGACCACTGTTGGATGTTTGGAAACCGCGCGGAGTGAACCATGAAATTGTACGGTGTCTATTCAGCCAAAAGCGCAGCGATGTTTCACGACTCAATTTACATTTGGACGCGCCCCGATGGCACTGAAGTTGAAGTCACAGGCGTTTATGACCAACCAAACGACCCTGCTTATCTGTGGCCAGATGCCGTATGGCTTGGGGAAGTTTTAACATTCATTCGGAAGAAACCATGCCCAGCGTAGTCTCGCAACTCTCCGCTCGCCATCTTATCACGCCGCCGTCCTGGCTCCCGGATAACATCATGTTCGAGGGAATTCAAGGAAGTACCGCCTACGGTGCCGCTGTCGATGATTCTGACTTCGACATGATTGGTTGGTGCATCCCGCCCAAGGACATTGTATTCCCGCATCTTGCAGGACAGATCGACGGCTTCGGGCGTCAGAAACAGAAGTTCGTCGGCTACCAGAAACACCACGTTCACGATGCTTCGGCTCTTGGCGGCCGGGGACGCCAGTATGATCTGAACATCTACAATGTCGTCCACTACTTCAACCTGTGCATGGAGAACAACCCAAACATGCTCGATTCTTTGTTCCTCCCGGCTGAGTGCATCGTGCATACCAGCATCGTGGGCAACATGGTTCGAGAGAGACGGCATCTCTTCTTGCACAAAGGGGCGTGGCATCGGTTCAAGGGCTATGCTTTCAGCCAACTTGCCAAGATGGAAACGAAGTCACCCGAACCTGGCAGTAAACGGGCGGTCACTGTTGAGCAATACGGCTTTGACACAAAGTTTGCTTGCCATCTCGTGCGCCTCATGTATGAGGTCGAACAAATCCTGACGACTGGCGACCTGGACCTGCGCCGCAACTCCGAAGAATTGAAGTCAATCCGCCGGGGCGAATGGACTGCCCAACAGATTCGAGAGTTCTTTGCCGCCAAAGAAAAGGGCTTAGAAGCCATCTACGAGGCTTGTGAGATTCTTCCGTGGGGACCGCGCGAAGACGAGATCAAGCAACTGTTGCTGGATTGCCTCGAAGAGCATTATGGGCATCTGGAAGGTTGCATCGTCACTGATATGACACCGGTACTTGCTCTCCGTGAGATCGCCAACGTTCTCGACCGGCATCGGAGTCTGTTGAAATGATCTTCTATCAAGTGCGCGACAAACGAACTGGTCTCTGGTACAAACGCGGCCCCGATCAAGTTAAATGGGTCGCCCAAGAAATGGCGTCAGTTTGGACCACACCATCCGGGCCGCAAGGTTGTTTGCAGATCATTGCCCGTTACAACCGCCGCCGTGCGCATCCCGACTATCGGCGTGTTCCCGAAGTCATCCCGTTGCAAGTCAAAGACCCTCCCACAGTGACATTCGTAGACGGCGATGATTGGCAAGGTCTCTACCTTAACGGCAAACTGGTTGAAGAGGGGCACTGTGTTCGTGTTGATGATATACTCCGTCGCCTGGGAATTGCCTGTGAACAAATCTATGCCGACGATCAATGGTTGGCTAAGCGAGGCAGTCTGCCTGAGAACCGCAACGACATCAAAGAGGGATAAAACATGCTACGAATCAACTTCTATGGAGGTCCGGGTGTCGGCAAGAGTACGCTTGCGGCAAAAGTCTATGCGGCCTTGAATCAAGGTGGAACTGCCGAGTTGGTCCGTGAGTTCGTCAAGTCTTGGGCGTATGAAGGACGGCAACCTGACGCCTTCGATCAAGTCTACACTTTCGCCAATCAGTTGTGGAGCGAACACCGTCTCCACAAGGCCGGAGTAAAAGTCATCGTGACCGATTCCCCGGTCCTATTGCAATGTGTCTACGCCGAGCGTTTAGACTGCGGTATTGCGGCCAACTTGATTGACATAGCGAAACGCTATGAACAGTATCACCAGTCGCTTAATTTTCTGGTCTATCGAAACATACCATATAACCCGGCGGGGCGTTTCCAATCTGCCAATGACAATGAATTGATCGTCTTGGACACGCGCATCAAATACAGTCTTGACAAATGGGGTCTAACTTACCACTCTGTCTGCCCCGATGACTGGCAATTCATCCTCCAAACTGTCAAGGAATTTGCTCATGCGTGATCCCGAAGTACCCAAGCATCAAAAGAAGGCTTTACCAGCGCGACAAAAGAAATATGGCATTGAACAATGGAGTCGTTGGTTTGGGCGCTGGTGTCTCCCAACGTGGTACAGAACCGAAAAGGCCCGAGATCAAGCCTTCGAGAATCAGATTACCAAAACCACAATCCTTCGGCAATCAAACTACGATAACCCACTGCGAAAGGTGGACCGATGACAGACACACCCGCCACCATTGAAGACATCGAAGTCGCTATCAAACGTGCCTATCAAATGGGTCAACTCGAAGTTGTCGGGCGAGTCAATGTTCAACGGGTCCGTGTACTGAAAGAACGATTTGACCGTCTTGAGACACAGTTGCAAGTCACCCCAGATGACGAGTTATTGCGTAAGACTCTTCGAGTTCGCAAGCAACTTTTACGTGCCTGCGAAACGGGAGTCCGCAATGAGTTGAAATTGAAGGAATTGATGGAACAATGAAACGCTGGCTTCGTCAACGTGATAAGTTCAGTTGTGGGCCAATAGCGCTCATAAATCTTGATAAATGGCGTGGTAAGTCAGTGACAAATCGTGACTTGCCGCGATACCAGCGGCGTTGTAGTTGCCGCCATCCGCGCGGCACCGTCATTGCGAATTTTTCACGGATTGTTGGCCGACCGCACTATCGACTTAACTATCGTCGTTTCAAGCAACATTTATTGTCGGGTGGAACTGCCATCATCAACATCGTGTGGGCATACGGCGTCGGACATTTCTTCTTTGTACGCGGTGTTGCAGAACGCAATGATGGTCGCCGAGGATTTCTAGCCGTCAATTTCATTGAAGGGGAGACACTAACCTTGCTATCGTGGCAATTGATGGTTGCGATGTTGCGAGAAGGACGTACCTGGACCTTCCGGCCGTGAAATATGAACCAGTATTTGTATGGTTGCTCACCAATAGCGCAGGTCAGCGGGCAGTGGTCCTGGCCTGTGATAGTGATGAAGCGCAACAACTTGCCGCCGTGTATGCGCCCCAATGGCGCGGTGCAACTTGCGAGAAGATCGCTGATACGCGCCGACCCAGCCGGACGCATCGCGTCCTAGTCTTGGAGAAACCCGATGCCAAGTGAAGATGAAATTCGCCGACAACAAGTTCCCGTGAGTCAAGCCATGCAAGATTTGCTTGCAAACATCCCAATGGTTAATCCCAATGCCTTACGACGCCGATTAACCGGTCGTTGTGAAATTTGCGGTTTGGACCTGACGCCTGGAATGAACTGTCCCCGTTGTCTGAATCTGATCCAATGAAACCTGAATACGCCAACTGGATTGCCAACATCGTTGATGGATACGGCCGTTGCGCTGATGTCACGGCGGCCATGCAACTGACGTTTCCAGAATTGGTCCGCGTGCGTGGACACTACTACGATTATCTTTGGGGCGAGCGTCAACATTGGTGGCTCACGGACCCAGAGGGGTCGGTGGTTGACCCCACGGCCGCCCAATTTCCGTCGAAAGGTTGCGGCGTTTACACGCCCTGGATTGAAAGCACCCCAGAGCCAACAGGTATTTGTCCGAATTGCGGCGAACCTGTTTACAATGGCACTTGTTGCTCTGACGATTGCTCCCGAACCTATGCCGCCTTTTGCAATTTTGGTCCAAACGTCACATGATGTCGCTTAGACGATAGCCCGTCAACATCTTCGGGAGGCTCTGAATGGTTAAAACAGTACGCACGTCGGTTGAACTGACAAAGAACGATGATGGCACCTGGCTCAATATAGAGATTGCAGGACGCAAAGCCTCCCTTTCCCTTGACAACAGCGGTCACGGGCCATTGGTCGGTAGCGTTCTGGCCGACTGGGGTGCGAGTCATTTTAAGCCGACTGGTCTTGTTAAGAAGACCATCGCCGTTCTCAGTGAGTGCCTATTAGCCGGACTCGTCACTCTCGTTTTGATCGCTGTCCTTGGTGGGGCAATCTGGTTAATCTACAATCACGCGGGAGCAATGGCTGAGGGTTTCGGAGCCGCATTGGCCGCCGGACTCTTGGGTGGAATCGTGCGATACTTCAAGACCACCCGACGACTACTCCACAAACTCAGTGGTGGTAAGTTGTTTCAATGATAAAGTATGGCCCAAACGATAACGGCTACATCAATGGCCTAGTCCGGGCCGCTGCTGTCTCATTACAAGCCGCCGTGGAGATTTACTGCGAAGGGCACTACCCTCACAGCAATGCCCGACCGTTGCCGCACACGCATCCGCTTGCAACCGCTCTCCGGGCCTTGGCAAAGGTAGACAAAGAGACGGCACGATACGCCAACGAGACACACGATCCGGCTCTATTCGTACCTTACAATCCACCCGAAGAAAACCTTCACCGATGGGACAAAGTATGAGATGCGACCAACCTCAAGGATTGCCTCCGACTGCCACGACCTTTCTTGCCAAGCATGAAATTGACGAAGATTGTTGCCGAGCCTGCAAGCGACCCTTTCCTCGCCATTGGGAGGTAGTCGGCCACTATGAAGGCTTCGATACTCACGATCTATACCGGCATCAATTAAAGGACGGCCGGACAGCCGACGAGTTTCTTCAAGCCACCCCCTGGTCATCCGGGCCGATGTTCTTTCTCGGTCTTCGGGTATCAGACGGCACAGAATTTGCATGGAGTGAAGAAGAAATCGACCGAGCCATTTGACTTCTGCCAAATCCGTGGTATGATTGTAGTATGAACGAACGCATTGAACTTGACGCAACGTTGGTTGCCCGTTACGTGGCGGGGGACGAGAGTGCTTTTGTCGCTCTCTATGAGCACTATACTCCTTTGCTGCGAACCTGGGCCACGTCCTGGTTGGGTGGATGCCATCGAGACGATATTGATGACATTGTGCAACATGTGTTTATTGACTTCCACGAAGGTCGGGATGCAGTCTACAGTGTGCGGGGGCATCTCCGCAACGCATTGCGTCGGCATCTTATCGACTATAAACGCTACATACTGCGCCAACGACGGAATCCAACCCGCGAGACGCATGGTTACGAAGTCACTGACAATGTTGACCCGGCGACTCAAGTCGAACAGGATGAAGCAAACAAACTCCTACGGAGTTTGGTCGCCAGGTTGCCTGAACGCGAGCGTAATTGCATCGAGCAGGTGCATCTGGCAGGTCGCAGTTGCCATGATTATGCGAAGGAACTTAACACCCACGTCAACAATGTGAAGCGATGGACCAACGAAGGTCTGGAACGACTCCGTGAATACTATCATTGTCAACCTCAAGACTGAATCACGTTGCCATACGCCGATCCAATTAAAAGACGCGAAGCAGTCCGAGCCTGTAAACAACGTCATCGAAAACGTTATTTATTGGCTCGACGAAAAGCATACGCGCTCAAACATCCGCCCACTGACTATACTCACACACGAAACGACGAAACACCATGCGAACGCCGAAAGCGGCTTAAAATCCAGCAACAACGAGGACAAAACTACCGCCAAAGTGACCACTACCGAAAACTAAAGGCGCAATCCTCACGCACGCAACGCTTAGCTAACAAAGGAACATTCAAGGCAAGGCGCAATCATTATTGGCACAAGTTTGGTTTGACACTCAAAGAATTAGACCAACTGTGGCGAAAACAACATAAACAGTGTGCTATTTGCAAGCGTGAGATTCATCTGCGGCACACGCGCATAACAAGGGGAAAAGTCGATGCCGCGCACCTTGACCACAACCACAAAACCAAAAGAATTCGTGCCTTACTATGTCCGGCATGTAATCGGGGACTTGGCAACTTTGTAGACAGTGTTAGGCGACTTAAAAATGCTATCAACTACCTCAAACAACACCGTCGTCGTCAACAAAAGGCTCGAAAAATACGACGTTGATATTTCTCGTGCCGGAGAAAAATGGGGCAACCCGTTCGAGATCGGTCGTGATGGCACCCGTGAACGAGTAATCAAGATGTACGAAGTACATATCCGCAGGTCGCCCAAGTTACTTGCGGCCCTCCCTGAGTTGGTCGGCAAACGGCTGGGTTGTTATTGCAAACCGCTGGCGTGCCACGGAGACGTGTTGATTCAACTGTTGAAGGAACTAGCATGAACTTTCCAAGACATGAACGCGGCCCGTACCGAGGTCGGTATCTCGACCCGCAAGGTCAACTGACTGGTTCGTTTACACAACTCATGGAAGCTGGGTGCATCCAAGCCGAGAACCGGGAGTTGGAACCACTCTTCTATGCGTTAATGCTCGCAACGATGAAGAATCCTTGCGACGGTTGCCCGGTCTGGGGCAACAAGGGGCCAGAGTGCCAAGCGTTCCAACAGTACCACACGGCTTATACCCAAGCCATCGAAACACAACAACAAGTCATCAAGGAAGCCACGACGCCAAGTAATGTCCCCGCCGAGCATCCGCTGGCCGGACTCAGCGTGAAACAGATCGCTGCCAAACTCAACGTGAGTATCAGCGAAGTCCGTCGTAGAAAGGCCGCTGGAACACTATGAACGAATTGCAACGTGAAGCCAATCGCATCGTAGATGCCTTGAAAGCCAATGCACTCTTCCACAAGAAGGTGCAACCCACACTCCGCGAATATGTCACGGATAAGTCAATTCCTCTTGATGAGCGCTTTCCGATTTGGACGGCCTACTGCAATAAGGAAGAGCGTAGTTTCATAGTTGCCCGTGGTGACTTCGGCATCATCGGAGACTTGGTGCGTGACTGCGAACCCTATGACTATGAACGTGGATGCACGTATACCTGGGAAGATTTCCTGGAATATGCCATCGACGAAGAGATTGATATTCCCGTGGAGCAATTCAAGGAAATGTTGATCGAAACCAACTTCGGTTCCTTTGAGATGGACTGGTAACATGAACGAACAAACTGTCCCGTGTGAAACCTGCGGCAAATCAACACCTTACCTGGGCACGAAGCGTTGCAACAACTGTTGGGAAGTCGAAGGTCGATTTGCTACCTACATGAAGTCACCCAAGGCATGGGAGTTCGTGCGTCAATTCATCCCACACTTGGACGACTGGGTGAATGGGCACTGTGATGCTTGGGACTACGAAGCCGTTCTCTCTAAGAACGAAATTAGCGTTGCATGGTGCCACGAACTGACCAGCGACGGTGTGACCTTCACCGAGGCCCCGCCCGATCTGTGCGGTTGGGGCTTCTACTGGAAGTACGGGGCCATTCATATCGGCCAGTGTAATGAAACAATCGCCCGCAAAGGGGCGGCCCTGTTCGTGAGCCTGTGGCTGCGGGGCGTATCTGCCTCGTTCTGCGATAAGCTGATGGACGGGTACATTTGCTTCCTTGAACGGCAAGAAAATACGTCAATAACATTCTCGGATGACGAATATCGAACCGAGCAACAAATCATCAATTTCTTGGCCCCGAAACCGGACGAAGAAATCATCGTCACCTTCACGAAAAGGAAACGCTAATGGGTGAGTATTACCACTCCCATATCCTTCGTCTGCAACAAGAAGCCCGACAACGGTTTGATCGACTCATGGCTACTCTGACGCCGCACGCCGCTGTTCACCACCCTCACAATGACAAGGAAATTGTCAACATCAACGGTTGCGGTGTGCGATTCGCCGTGGATGATTTCAAGACCGTCTTGCTTGAGATTCGGAGACTCAAATGATCTTCAAGCGGTGGCAACGCCGAAAGTTGCATGGTGCCTTAGTAGTCGTGCGTCAATTAAAAGCCCTCGGTCTACCGCTTCTTGCCAATATAATGCGTGAAACCCTCCGAGGAAACCTTAGCCCTATGAGACAACTCCATGACACTCTTCGCCTGTGAATACTGCGGCGGAACCCTTGAACCGGCCATCATAGCCGGAGTCGCTATCGTTTGGGGTTGGGGTGCTTACATGCTGGCCCGCATGTTTGGTTGGTTACGACCCGTAAAGCCCGAGTGTCAATCGCGTCCGAAACAGAAACCCTGGTATCGACGGTGGTGGTAATGTTCTGGTGCTATCTTCGCTATTTACTTCGACACAAATGGTACGTGTTCATTGAGTGCTGCAAACTCGGTATCCCGTGGCGAGGGATTATTCACGACCTGAGCAAATTCCTCCCGAGTGAGTGGCGGCCATACATGCTGACTTATTATGGACCGTGGAAGTATGAACAACGCCCGGATTGGTTGGTTGCCATCTACAAGATGGCGTGGCTCAAACATCAACATCGGAATCCGCACCACTGGCAGTATTTCGTCTTGATTAACGATACTGACAAACACCACGACGGCCCATTGCCGATGCCAGACAAATACCGTCGTGAGATGTTGGCTGATTGGCGTGGGGCCGGTAAGACACTAGGCAAACCAAATACAAAAGCCTGGTACAAGCAACACGCTGAAAACATCGAATTGCACCCGGAAACCCGAATCTGGCTTGAGGCCAACTTATGAGTCGCACTGTCAAGGGAAAGAAGGGTCCAGAGTACGAATACTGGTCGCGCCGACCCTCGAAGATGAAGTTCCCGCCACCCGGCAAAGAAACGAAAACCATCACTCACCGCCAAGAGCGGCGCATTGCCAAACGAGACCTAAATGCCTGACATCTATCGACAACTTGCCGCCGATGCTTTTGAGAAACCGACTGCGGATGTAACATCCGCTGAACGCGAGTTTGGTAAAGCCCTTGCATACCGCCGTCTATACGGAGCAACCCAAGAAAACATGGTACAACGTCTTGGCATATCCACTGCGGATGCTGCCCGTTGCACCGAAGCCTTTACAAAGAGATTTCCGAATCTATGCAAATCCTAACCTACCCCCATCCGTTTCTTTCCCGCGTCTGTCACCACAGTTTCACCGTCAGTTTGGACGACATCAATCAAATGTTTTTCCTAATCCGGGAACGGAACGCTCTCGGATTGGCGGCTCCACAAGTCGGCATTGACGCACGATTCTTTGTGACGGCTTGGGGCGATGTTTTCGTCGATCCAAGAATCGTGAATGGTGCTCACCCTGTCAGAATCATGGAGCAGTGTTTGAGTCTGCCGGGTGAAACCTACGAAGTAAGACGCTTAGGTAAGATCAAGTTGGCGACCGGACAAATCTTTAAGGGCATCCATGCCATCGTCATCCAGCATGAAATCAATCATCTGAATGGCATCCTGATTTCTGACCCACAATGAAACGCATCCCCTTGACTCAAAATCAGTTTGCACTCGTTGACGATGATCTTTTCAAGATGTTGTCACAGTATTCATGGTACGCCTTAAAGCGGGAACAAACCTACTATGCCGTACATGCTTACGGAACAAATCAAACGCGCCGCAGTGTAATTTATATGCACCAAATGGTTTATCAGTTACGCGGTAAACCCGTGTCAATTACCATCGACCACTGGGATGGAAATGGATTGAATAATCAAACCTCTAATTTGCGCCCCGCAACACGCCGCCAGCAGCAATTCAATAAACGCAAACGACGGCGACCAGCAAGCAGTCGTTACATTGGCGTCAATTGGGACAAACAAACAGAACAGTGGCTTGTGCGCGTTTCAATCCAGGAACGAGCACGGAATCTTGGACGATACGATGACGAATTTAGTGCAGCATGGGTGCGAGATTACTACGCTCGAAAATACTATGGCGTCTTCGTGCGAACTAATAACCTCATAGATCGCCGCAATCAATCTCAATCCACGTCTGATGAACGACGAGGAACTTGGAAAGAAAGAATATTTCATGCCTAGCGTACTACAATCATGGACTGAACAACTTGGTTTACGCCACCAGGGCGTGTTGATGGCCTGCGTGCGCGGGTGCGATTGCGTGCCCAAGGAAGACGCCACAAAGGCTCTGGCTCGTTGCTTGCGCGGCGCGATCCTCCGTTCCTTCGATCCTAAACCCACGTCATTCATTGAAACCGTGGATGACGTAACGTTGCGCGAACGGATGGTGGCCGTTCTCAAGAATCACGACCACTATCCGATTCACTATATCATGCACTTGATGCACGGAAGCGAGATCATCGGGTACAAGTGTCCGGCACCGGAGGCCGTCTTCTGGCGCTGGTTCTATGAGAAGCTGGCGCAGTGCTTTCACCTGAACGTCGAAACCGAAGAGCAACTGGATGCCCGGCTGGGCGCTTGCGAAGCAAGATTCGCCGCCCATGCTGCCGCAACCTATGAGACTCATAATGAAACATGACTTCAAGCCGGGTAGTTTCGGTTTTCACGAAATGGTGGACCGATCCTGCATGATCGCTGAATTATTCAGCCGCGAGATCGCTGAACATCCTGCCGCAAAACATCCGAAGTTGCGAAAGCGCATCAAGCGCTTGGAAAAGGGATTATTCGCATTGTACCAACAGGCTGCCACCCTGCATCTGTGATTTCTGTCCGATTACCTTGACTTTAGCCCATTGTGTTGTAGGATTGAATATGGACACAGCACTTGAAGTTCTCCGTCAACTATCCCAAGTCCATAACTTGGGTGACTGCGTTTACGACATCCGTGAACGTGAATGTCTGGGATGGGAAGGCCCGAAGGTCGTGGCATGGGGCAAGGCTTGCGAACGCGCCCAACAATTGCTCGACCACACAGATGAAGATTACTTCGACTGCGAACGTGTCCTACGAGAAAGTGGCGCAAGTATTACTTACTCAATGACATTCCAGGATGGGATGGGGCGTATCTTCAACGATCCGTTCCCCGGCTACGTCCTTACCTGGAATAACGAAACTGTTTCATTTGGCGGCCTGGATGAACACCGCGCACGCCATGCCGGAGGCGTCTATGTCTACTTGCGGCGGTCGGGCATCTCTTCTACGCTTGCCAACAAGTTGGCTATGTCCTACGCTTTCCTTTTACCCGAGGATGATCTGTGAAAGACCTGCTTCTGTTTGTCGTCGCCTTGGGCGGCCTTGTTCTTACCTTGGCAATCGGTGCCCAACTGCCGACCGTTTGTGAAATCCCAACTGGGATCGTCGGCGGTTTAGGAACCCTTGCCGCTCTCAACCTCAGCGGAGCACTCTAATGACCCGTGTTCACTTCGTCAAGAAAGCGCAGAAAGACAACTCCGTCGTCAAGAAGGGTGAGTCCTACTGGTGGTGGAAATTTCGTTGGGGCGGCAAACACTTCTCCAAAACGTGTCCCCGCTCGTCGCAGTTGACACAAAGCGACTACCTCTCTTCGGCCTACGCCCTGCAAGAACAGATCGAAGACATGAACATCAACCCTGATGACTTGCAGGCCGCCGCCGACGAGTTGCGGAGCGTGGCCGACGAAGTACGCAACCTGGGTCAAGAGCAAGAAGACAAGATCGGGAATATGCCCGACTCACTCCAAGACAGCGACACCGCTCAAATGCTCCAAGGTCGGGCCGAGGCGTGTGAGGAAGTCGCCGGAGAGTTGGAGAGTGCTGCCGACGACATCGAAAACCTGGACCCGGCCGATGAAGACGAGCCGGAACCAGAAGTCAGCCAAGTGGAAGACATCATCAGTGGCATCGGATGGAACTACGAATGAAGTACCGCTTCCACCGCTGCCAACCTCACGCCAAGTGCCCTGATCTAACCGGTTGGTACTTGGAAATCAAGCCCGACGACCATGAGACTTTGTTCAAGGTTCACAAAGGCGTGACGGGAATCTACTACAACAAGTTCTCTCTTGACCCGCATATCCAGGACGATGAACTAAACAGTTACCTCTATAACCCGATCCGATTGGCCGCCCTCTGGTTGCAAGGTATCCACAAGTTTCTATTGAACGGTGAGACGGTTCTGGTCAACTGCAATGGCGGCATCGTACCGCTGGTTGGTACAACCGTCTTAGAGACAGTTGAATCCGACGATCTGGATTGGGACGTGCGATACGATGACGAGACGATAACAATTAGTAGGTGGCCCGAGGGCAAATACTACTATCTGTGCAGCAACAAGTTCCGTATCTTCATTCCCGACAAGTACACCACGTACACGGCCGCCTACAGAGTAGCCCAGCGCTACGTACCTGCTAAAAGAATCAAAAGCACATGCTAGACAAGTTCGAGCAAGCCGCACGCGACGGTGACTTCACCAACACTGTTGCTGAGGCCCGTGACATGCTGCGGCCGATCCTCACCGGCCAGATCGAACGTGAGCACGGCGTTGGTTTGGAGCGAGAGTGTTACGGCAAGTCGCCCGGCTTCCGCAAGACGAAGCTGGCCGACGCCGTGAAGATCGCCAAGACAATCGAAATCGTCTTGAACAAAGCAATCAACAAATTTCTGGACGAATCAAATGATTGAAGTCTTCCTGCGCGTAGTGCATTATGACCGTATGTTCACAGCCGGTGGTGGGCACTACTATGGATTCCTGCAACAGGGCCGGGATGAAATCCAGATCACTCACAAGTTGACGCAGGCCGAGGCCGATCAACTGAACGAAGAAGAGTTCGGTCGTTATGATGGGCCGAAGGAAGACTTGGAAGCCTGGCAGTGCCTCTACAAAGAAGGCGGCAACTGCGGGCGCTTTGACGATGAAGTCCAACTGATCCATGCTGCAATCAAATGTTGTCTACCCAACATTCTCTTGATTCTGGGCGACCGTATTGTATTAAATCCGCAACTGATTTTGAGTGGGCCACCTAAAATCGTTGACAAACTGAATGACATCGTAAGCCGGTATGAAATAGCCGATGCGGCCGACGACAAACAAGCAATACGATCACTATGCCGCGAGTGGCGACAAATCAAAGGAACACTCTGATGCTTGAAACCATCCTCTTTCTCAAACCGTGGCGTTGCTTCAAGGAAGAAGTAATCGAGTTTCATCCAGGCGTCAACCTGATCGTTGGCGACCAAGGGACAGGCAAAAGTAGTTTGTTCCAAGCCATCCAAGTTCACGGAATGAAGAAACCACGCAGTTGGAATTTGTCACCAAAAGATTCGATCCCAGCAGCCATCGTTGCGAAAAGCATCCCAATCTTTGCCTTCGACTTCGAGGGCGACAACTACCGAACCAAGTCCTGGTTTGACGCCGACATTGCCTTTCACATCGGGTCCATGCACAGAAGCCACGGGCAGATGGTCATGGCAATGATCGACGCCTGGCTGCGGATCGACAAACCTTTCCTCGTACTGGTTGACGAACCCGACATGGCCCTAAGCATCCGATCCTGCCACAAGTTGGTGCGTGCCTTCCAGCATGTCGCCGATGTCGGCGGGCAGGTGGTGGCAACAGCCCACAGTCCCATCGTTATCGCCGGATTTCCCGAGGTCTATTCCTTGGAACATCGCCGATGGATGCCAAGCCACGAGTTCATTGAAAGCCAGGGGTCAAACGGAGGGGTCTAATCAATGGGGGATCAAATGAAGTCAAATCCAGAAAGCGCTCAAGCCGGAGCGCTTGAACCTGGCGCGCTTCAGACCTATGACGAAGCATGGAATGACATCTTTTGCGCGTTTATACGCCTCCTTGGCGACATGGCCTTCACACTCAAAGAACCGCGAACCATGACCCTCGACCTGCCCCGCCTCCGGTCTCTGCCGGGTTGGAACCGCTAACTATCGATCTAAGCCAAAAGCAAAGTGAAAATATACTCAAAATCTGTACAATCATATTCAAATATGATACAGGAAAGGGCGGGTGAACCACGGCCACAATGTACCAACAAACCGCACAATACCAAACCGTTTGGTACTGTGCATCTCGCAGGCCGCAGGTTGACAATCCAATCATCTACCTTTGAGCCGCCTTTATCCTGGCCGCCCTGGCCGCCCCTGCCGCCCCCAGTGCCGCCCCTGGCCGCCCCTGCCGCCCTGGCCGCCCCTGCCGCCTTTTCACCGTTGCCCCTGCCTCCACCGCCGCCCTGCCGCCCCTGCCGCCCTGGCCGTTGCCCTGGCCGTTGCCGCTGCCACCGATGCCTCTACTGCCTGCCACTGACGCCTGACGGTTTGCCGTCTGCCAGCAAATGCGAATTGGCACACCAGAAACCAACTGGCGCGCCGATTGGGTTTTTCAATCCAAATTCCTGTAGCCAGTTTTCCTAACGGTTAAGCACATGGTTAAGGAAAGCGCCCATCAGCCGTCACGACCGACAAAAGTCAGAAAGTTATTGCAACCGATTATGCTAGTTGTCGGGGTCGGCGACCGGCCCGACAATCGGAGTCGGCGGCCCGACCCCGACAACCGGTTATCGTGTGTACTCTGGTCCATGTGCGCAACCCGTCCAATCAATCACTCCGCTGGCATCCGCATAGATGCACATGGCGTCGAGCGGGGCCGGAGCCGGGGCCGGGGCCGGGGCCGGAGCCGGGGCCGGGGCCGGGGCCGGGGCCGGGGCCGGGGCCGGGGCCGGGGCCGGGATGGGCGTGTAAACTGCCCAACAATAGGCGACCACGGCCGCCACACCGACCATAGCCGGAGTCGGGCCACAAAGAATCAACAGGACCGCGAACAGAAACAAGAGATTCAACATACCGCCTCCGAGGTAGAAGGTACTTCGTATGGGTGGTAGCGACCGTCACCGCCACATCGCGGGCATCGGGTCATAGCCGCATAATCCCACATCGGGACTGTAATCAATTCGTTGCCTCCACATAACCGGCAAACATTGTTCTCACGGAAGAAGTCGTCAAGCCCGCAAGGTTGACCCAAGCAGTTAGCCGTGGCCCGCCAGACTCGTATAGCGTCACGTCCCTGCGTAAGCGGAATCAGTTTCATAACTCACCTAGTAGTGGTCGTACAGAGATCATCGACTGTGGTGGCCTTGACGACTTTATCGACATCCACGAACATATCGTTGCCGTCAGCACACCAATCCTCACCGATTCGAGCCGCAACCTTGTTGAAAATCTCATAGGCGTCATCATCGGAGACTTCGATGTCTCCAAACTTCTTGGACAAGCCGACAAGATAGTCATGCTTCGCCCAACACTCCCAACCCTCCGAAGTCAACTCCAATTCATATTCGGACAGTTCCTCTTCGTCAATGACCGGATACTCGTTGAGGGCTTCCAGTGTATCCAGGATGGATTCCGCTGGTTCCCGGTTGTCAAGGAGCCAGCGTATCGACAGCGCCACGGCAAACGTGCCGTAGCCACCTGTAACAGCGTGTACGCCGGGGTGTTGCCCGTAGAGTTTCAAGAAGGCCCGATGATTGGCCCGTTCTACGGTCGTACCGGCATAGTCGCCGCCCGACAACAATTCGGGCACGATGTAATCGTCAGGCGTGGCGTCACCGGCCAAGTTGTGAAAATCGCCATAACTGGCAGATTCGCCAAGAGGCAAAGTTTCCTTCCGCCACGTCGAATAGTTGACGAAGCAGCACACGGGAAGTCCCAAGATGCGGGTTAGCATGATTTCTCCTGTTGTACTAGATTTCATTCGGGCCGCTCGTTTCCAGATTGTTCCACCCTACGCCGTGGTGACACCGATACCAAAGCGCCAAGTCGGCAGGGTCCGATAAATCGAAGTCAACCACGGCGCGCGGTTCCCCGTAACGGGTTTCGTCACGCGGAACCTTGCCGCCCCGGATTGCTTCTGCCAAGTGGTAGGCCGCGCTCTTGTCTCCCCGGTCGAATCGAATCCGGCCGGTTAGATGTAGGCCCCACATGGCTGCGCCCGCAAGAGTGTCGGACTTTGCCAGCGCCTTGCGGTAGGCGCGGATGTAGCTTTCCGGTTTCGTCACGCGGCCGCGCAGTTTCGTCATGCCGCCAGAACACCCGGCAGCGAAGCGGCAACACGAACCAATCACTTCCCATTCCGGGCCGATGCACGTTGCGCCCCAACTGCGCGCACGCCGCCCGCGCATATCGCGGACGTTGTTATCCCCGCCTAATTCCAGGACGATGTACACATCTTCATAGTGGTCAATCACTTCTTTCGGGAAGTGAATCACCTCTATTCGGTCAACAATGTGAGTGCTCATTAGGCCCTCACCACGCGGACAGATTGGAAGGGCGCGCCAGTCACGGCACCACCACCACTAGAATCACGCCGGGCGATTTCCAAGTGAATCGGAATCGTGCCCGTGCTTTTGCCGACCTGGAAACGTCGCCGCTGGCCGTAACAGTCAACGACTTCCACGCGCTTGCCCTCCAAGCCCGTAAGCTGGGGCGTCAATTCGACGGGGCAACGCCGATTGTGATGCAAACAGTAACTTACCACGCGCTGCAAGCGTGTCTTGTAGGCTTTGTAACCTCGAATGGTTCCCCGCGCTTCCGGTGGCAGATCGTCTTCTTGCAGACCTTGCCCACGAAGCCACTTCGCGTAGGCGTTAGCCAGCGCCAAAGTCACATCAAAGCCGAGACAACTATGAAAGTTGCCGTCAGGAATAACGTAAAGCTGTTGCTTCACGTTCAAGATAACTTCACTCATGGTATTCCTTTCAGTAAAAGGCTAGTGGGAAGAAACTGGACCACTATGCCAGTTTCTTCCCACGAGCCTTTATGACCCGTTTCGGCCGGGTTTAATCCGGCAGCGTCATGGCAGTCTCCTCATACTGATGGTTGCATTTGCTTGATGCAGTCCTCAATACTACAATCCTAGCACGAATTTGGCAGAAGTCAAATCCATTTCTAGTATATTTCCCAGTGACGCCGCCGCTTCCGGTGCTTCTTTGATGAAACCGGCAACCACGCCGATGATACAAAGGTTGGTTGACGCTCGTACTCATGGACGTTTGGCGAAAAGCGGATTGTGACACCATCGCTAATTCTAGCGATATTGCAGAGGGAACCCGTACAAGCCTCAAGATGCTTCCAATCACTGGAATAGTACCAGTTGCCGTACTTGTCACGACCGATGCAAATCTCGTTATCAAACGCTTGCAGATAAAGAAAATCTCCGTCAAACCATGTAAGTCCCCACCAACCGTCAATATCCACAAATGCCTTCTGGTAGTCGCCATTTGCCTTGTTTAACGAATCCAACAGATATTCTGAGGTCACTTCGTAGTTGGATCGTAGCGGAGGCGTTACACATCCGTTGTGACTTCCGATGATGCGGCCGAATCGAAACGGGTGGGCGTTGCGGAAAGTAATACCGCCGCTTGTCGCACGGCGCGTATGCCCGGCGATAAACCAACCCTTGCGACAAGACACAGTAATAAACTCCGCGAAGTCCTTATCACTCAGGCAGGTCAGAGGATCATTTGCGCGTTTGACACAATGCCCGGAGCCGTTGAAAAATCCAAGCGAATCCGTCCCGCGTGCCCTATTGGCAAGGGCGAGCGCGCGGATGGTTCCAGGATTTAGATTCTGGCCGATTGCTCCGAAAAGTCCACACAAGGTAATATCCTCTATGGTTTCAAGGTATAGTTTCTAGGTATTCCAGTAAGCCAACACCACGCACCATAAAACGTGTTTGACTGTCCTCATGCTGCAACCAACAATTTTGGCTATTTTTGGCACACGCCCGTATCGGACACCGTTCTTCAAGAAACGTTTATTCAGTCGCATAACTTGCAAAACTTGTTTCTTTGTTACTTTTGCCCAATGGTGCTTTTCTCCAACAACGGTTCGACCGTCTGCATCCCGATCAATTGCGTTGCGTTTATCGTCACCGGGGTAAAGGTGTTTCGGATTGACACAACCAGGATTCTTGCACGTATGACAAGTAAGCATCCCGGTTGTTCCGTGTCCAAGAAAACAGGCAATCCGATGCGCCCTATACCAACTGGCATTGCCGAAGTGTGGGTGAAAAATACCGTAACCATCTTTATCGTGAGCGCCGCGCCACTCCCAACAATCATTGCGGCCCTGCTTTTTGACACGAACCCAAAAATTGTCAACATCCGTTTGCGCCAATCGAATAACTTTTGTCACACGCCCCATGCTTATAACACCTTCTGGTAAACAGCGACTTGATTGCCACTTTCCGAGTTGAAAAACCTTGCCGTCAATGTGTAACCCTGCCCACGGAAAAGTTCCTCACTCGCCTCATTGCCGCCACGAATCGTACACTGTGCAATCTTTGCGCCGTGTTGCAGGGCTTTCGCTTCGGCATCCCGAAGAAGCCCCTTGGCAATCCCGTGGCGACGAACATTCGAGCCAACAGACAAATGGCTGATTTCGCACTGATACCATTGTACTTTCGTCACGGCAACAACGCCTAAGACGAGCGAATTGTCCATGCGAACGTCCATGCGGACAAGGTAACGATCCTGATGTTCAAGGATCATTTCCGGCGTGTAGGAAATTGCAAGTTGATTCTGCTTATTGAGCAGTGCGGCAATTTGTTCGGCAGTTCGATGCAACATTAGTCTGTCCCTCCAACTCAATCATACCACGAGATTCGCAGAAGTCAAACAAGAGGCAAAGATTCCGGTTGTCGGGGTCCGGCCATCCACACCGCCTGACCGGACCCCGACAACTGGAATCTTTGGACCCCACTTGACTTCTGCAAACCACATGGTAGTATTGAATATGAGCATTACAGTACCACGACTCGCTAAGGGTAAAGGTTACAAGGGGCCAGAGTTTTACGGGTGTTTCAATACCGGTATGGCCCCGTCAATCTTTCATTCACGCACAGGCAAATACGTGGTGGGGCCACAATTGCGTTGCCATGACGCTATGCGAGAAGGCTTGACCTTCTCCAAGAAGCGCGTACACGGAACGGGCAACCAACGGGTGTGGATTTTCAAGGGCCGCAAGGCCGCCGTCGCCAAGTTTATAGGATTGTGTGAAATGGCGGAAGCGGTCAACCGTGACATTGCCTCACAGCATACCGAAACCCGCCGCAAGGCCGCTACGGGTGACTTCGCCGCTATGTTAGCTTTAGGTGACTTCTAACTGAAAGGGACCAATGAAAGAATTGACCGAACGATGGGCCTTTACCGACCGTGAACTGAGCAACCCGGCCGCCTGTTGCGGTTTCGATGAACTGATCGCCGACGTGCCCTTCGAGGATTTGGGCGTCCTTGTCCAGCGCAATGGCAACGTGACGAACCGATGGGTAGACGGGACGGTCGGGATTCCCGCCGATATTGCCGAATTGGCTGTTGCGTGCGAATCCCTCTATAACTCCCGAACCAATGAATTGGCCGAAGAGTGGCGCGATGTCGTCACGAATCCCGCCGGTGAGTTCCTGCGCTTCAAGGAGTGAGCATGTGCAACAAGTGCCCGATTTGTGGCAGTGAAGAGTGGTACGAAAACCGTAGTGACGGTTTCGTATGGCGGGAGTGTGATACTTGCGGACACAAGATTGTTGTCAAGAATCCAACTTGACTTCTCCGAAACACATAGTAGAGTTGAGTATGACACACAACGAAGAACTAGCCGCCGCCGTGGGAGCAAGTCGCTTGCGGCTACGCAAGCGTTTCATGGAAGCAAAGTCGGTTATGTCCCGTGGACTGAGCCGACTTTTCAAGGGCGCAAGACTCGACTTCGAGAACAAGCGTTTCATCGGGCAAGGGTACGCCCTGCAATGGGCACTTCGTCGCTGGCCTGACCGCCCGGAAAGTTACGAAAACCAACAAACCAACCGGGGCGACGTATCATTGGTGCAACTATGAACAAGTACACTGCCAAACCAGCAAATTACAAAGACGAGTTGACCGCTTACTACAACGATGTAGAAGAGGCAATCATCGTCATATTTGGCACTTTCGAGAAGGCCGCCGAGTGGTTTGACACACACGCAACCGCGCTCAATTCCTTATTCGCCTACTGCGAAGAGAAGTACAAGACCGGATGGAGCGCCAGCCGGGCCGCCAACGAGTGGTATCGCTTGAACATTGCCACCACGCCCATCGTACCCATCGTGAAAAGTCCGATTGGACCGGTAAAGACTTACACCACCTACTACAAAGCCAAACCGGAAATCGAACCGGAAGTAATGGCCGCCCGCGCTGCACGCGCGGCCATTTGGGAAAATGCCTATCTACCAACATGAATCGCACAATCTTCAAGACCACTTTAATCGGCATGTTCGGCTCTCTCAGTCGAATGACGCAATTCTTTGCACAACACCCCAGTTATGCGGGGCAAGCATGGAGTATTGCCGACAATGCGGAAGATGCCCGTGCCGCCGCTTCTGAGTGGTTTCGCTACCGAGTAATGCCACAACTTGCCGATGATTCCCGGACCCGCCGGGCGCGCCGACCGCCGACCCGGCAGAAATCCTTCTTCGACGCTTGACTTTCATTTGACTTCTCTGAATTGCAAACTATGATTAAGTAGGAGAACACAATGAAGATCAACGGTACGAAGTACGATACAATGTTCCACGGTATGCAAGCCGTGGTGAAACACCTGGGCGGTCCTGTTGCCGTCAAAGCCACATTTGAAGCGCTCACAGAGCGCCGGATGTTATGGGATTTATGGCACACCGTTGACAAAGACTTGCGTTATGATGACGCGCATCCGAATTTCCAATCCGGCGGGTGGATTCGGGTAATCCCACAGAATCCGACCTTTGACGTATTTTCGGACGGCGTGAATGACGCACACATCGAAACCACCTTACGGCGCATCGGCCAAGAACTGGGCATTATATGACACACATACTCGCACTACTTCGCAAACCGTCCGGCCGTGGTTATCTCCGCTGTTGGACTGGATTCTTGTTTGACACGATTGTCCAGTCAGAAGTCGAGCAATTCATGCTTGAAGTACATCAGCGCGATTACTTCTTGACGGACCCGGACGAGTTGAAAAGGAACGACGTGGGAAACCTTCTGTACAATGGACTTTGGGTAATGGAAACGCCCGTGCGCGTGCGGACCCGAGGGGTGCATACCACTTTCACAATCAAAATTTGACTTCTGCCAAATCTGTGCTAGGATTGTAGTATGAGAACCATGAAACAAATCATCCGCGCTTGCACTGATACCGGCAACGGTCCCCGTTACAAGGAAATCACGGGCTACGTTCACCCGGCCCTTCCAGGATTGGCCGTGGCCCGCGCCTGTTTCACAAGTGATTCGGGTTGGATTCTGTCACATACAGGTACGGGCCTGCGTTGTGGCACAATGAAGGATAAGCGGGAAGCTATCCTCGTCTTGGAGCAGTTAATCCCCGCTGGTATCGACTGGACCCTTGACCGTGACAACCTCTTGCGGGCTTATCCCCGCTTGCACCTACGGCAAACGGTTGAGAAGGCAATCGAAGCCGCGCGGCTTGGACGACCCCGGCAGAAATTCCTTTTCCCCGCTTGACTTCTCCGAAACACATGGTATGCTTGAATAGGTTCAACAACACAACAAGAGCAACAAATGACCAACATCCGAATCAGTAACCGCGAAGATTGCATCAAGTTTCTCGCCGGTGCCCGTAGCAAGGCCAATGGCCGCCCGATTGCAAAGAACCTCCGCGTTTTCCAGCGGGGCGACGATTACGCCGTCCAGTATCACTGGACCGACATTGTGACGTTCCACGCGAACGGCGACGTGACCCTCCGCAACGGCAGCTACCGAACGTCAAGTACGAAGGGCAACATCAATTCCTTCGCGCCGGTTTCGGTTTGGCAGAAGCGGCACAACTGGTACATCGTCCTTGACGGGCGGGAAATCCCCTTCCGTGAAGGTATGCGAATCGACCCTACAACGTCGCGTATCGTCAATTAGCCGCCCGGCCCCTGGCCGCGCCCGCTACCCTCCTGGCGGGCGCGGCCCCTCTTCTTGGAGCGAACAAGAGCAAACATGAGAATGAACACGCATAGCAAAGCCGTCAGTCTGGGCTTTCCCTACATCGCCGCTGACAGGCACGAAAGCCCCGACCGTCTAGTCTGGTTTAGTCACTTCTGCAAGACGGCTGACCGTTCGGACCCTGGCATTTTCATCGGGTGGAATCAAGCGTTCCATTGCTGGGTGGTAGAACAACCGAAATGAGTGAAGAGGCCCCGGCCGGGTTTGCTCCCCGGCCGGGGCTGATGGACAACGATTGAAGGCGCAGGTTCAACGTCCTGCCGGATGCAACCCTGACAGCGGCCTACCCTGCCGTCAGTGGGCTTGGAAAGGCGGAAGCCCCAACAAAGACATTCGTGGTGTAAGGTGCATATCAATCTTTACGTGCCAATGTTCCAAGGCTAGGCGAACGAGACTCCAAATCCCGTTGGCAGGGTTCGATTCCCTGGGTGCGTGCTTGACTTCTCGAAATCACATGGTAGAGTTGAATATGAAAACAGAAAAGGGAAAGATCGTCAAAAGTGGCATGGGCGGATTCTTGAATCCACCTACCCACCCGGAACACGATTGGAGCGTCCAGACTGGCCTACGCCGCCGCCCTGAGAATCGCGGTAGCATGTACCTAAGTAGCGCAGTCGAGTGCGAATGGCTTGACCCCGCCACGCGGGCGGCTGCTAAGCAACGGCTTAGCAGTTGGCAGCGCCCACCCCTCGAATCCGTGCGTGAATGGGTCTTGCAGGTACTCGGCTACTTCCGCAATTGCTACAACCTGACCGGGACCGACGATTGGAGTGTGGGTAGGTTGACCATCGCCGACGCCGACCCGATGCTTAACGCCGACAACCACGCCGGGGTGCATTTGATCCGCAAATACTACCCGGAATACACGCCCACGGCCGATGATTTCGGCGGGGCCTACTGAGGGAGCAAACCATGACTTGTATTCGTTGTGCCCGCTGCAATCTGCCCGTCAAGGTTGACGGGGAAATCGGCAAGTTACGCCTTGCCAATCCTGGCAACCACGATTCGACGGGACCAACTGAAACCGCCGTATGCCCCGGTTCGGAGCAACTAGGTATTGTGGAACACTCCATTTGGGTGCGCGTGGGGGACGCCGGGGCGTATGAATCTTTTGACTCCCTAACCGACGCCCTCGACTACCTGAATGAGTTGAATGTCGGCAAGGTAACAGGGTGGCGCGCTCTTGGATTCGACACTCCCAACTTCTGGGGACAAGACTACATCAGCATTTACCACGGCACCGCCGACGCCGACGCGCTAGGCGAGTTGACCGCCGACGAAAAGGCCACCCTCGAATCAGGGCTTATCGAGATTTTCGCTTGACTTCTCCGAAACACATGGTAGGGTTGAGTATGAACAAGCCAAGCAAACAAGAAGTCGTCGATGCCCTGGAAATCCTCTTGAAGTGGGCCACGGGTGGCGACAAGCACAGTAACCCCTATTGCTATCCAGCCGTCAAGCACGCCTTGAAAGTGCTGGCCCGCGAACGGGGTATAACCGATTGGCTTGACGTGGAACTGCGAAACCTACCAATCTAAGGGAGCAAACAATGGCGTACATCTATCAGGCCGATGTGTGGTGTGATGATTGCGGTAAGGCAATCTGTGAGCAATTACAGAAGGCTGGCCTTGCCCCCGCGAATCCCGCCGACGAACACACTTTTGACAGCGACGAATATCCCAAGCGCGCGGGCGACGATGATGAATCTGATTCGCCGCAACACTGCGCCGCCGGGGAGGATTGCCTTAACGCAATCGTGTTGCCCGGTGGCAATGTAGGTTTCCTGTTTGGCGAGTTGACCGCCGTGGGCGTCGAATACGTCAAGGAGGCCATTGCCGAGGGCGGTGAGGTTGCCGACTTGTGGAAGGAACACTATGCCGACTACCTATAATCGGACAACGGACCCGGCGGCCCGCAAAGCGCTGGCCGCCGACTTGCGTGAAATCCGTCACTACTACGCCAGAAGGGCTATTGGTTTTGCAAGGCCGTCCTGGGGAACTTCTACACGGGGCTTGCGTGCAAGCCGTGGGATGGGAACATGACGACAAAATGGCTTCTATCCAAGACTCTTTTCGGAAACGATCCGATGCCCCAACACTTTGTTGCCAGCGACGGGGCACACTACTTTGGAATCCTCCAATCAATTGAACGTGAGGATGGAAGCGGGCAATCTTTCAATGTCCGCATTGCCAACCAAAGTGGTAACACCACCTTTCACGTCAAGACTGAGGATTGAACAATGAACCATCGTTTCAAGTCGAGTTTACTCGAAGCATCGAAGAGGATTTGCCACCCACGCAAATTAACTTCCCGGACCTAGCCGAGTGGTTGGAACGCTGCCACCGGACTGTCAAGAGGGCAAGGAAGGGGGCACGTATGATACAGGCAAGCCGACAAGCAGCAACTATCGGCACAACCTTGTGCGGGCCGTCAAAGCTTGCTTCCGGTGGGCAGAAGATGAAATGAGAAACCACTTACAATGATTATCGGGGTCACTTCCACCATGCCTAAAATCAACCAAGATACTGCCCTTCAAGCCATTTATGCCCTTCTGGACATACTTGACGGACAACAGGATCACGACCTAGAATACAATACCGGCTTGCCGTCCGCCCGATGTGCGGAAATCGCGGACCTCCGATCCCGCCTCGTGGTCGAATACGGAAGCGGGTGGTTGAATCGAATTTGATTTGACTTCTGCCAATCTTGTGCTATGCTTGAATAGAAAGGGAACAACATGAACAAGTTGCACAACAACCACGAAATCGCTAAACGGCATACCAAGCCGCTGAACCAGAAGTGCGTGGAACTGGTCTACGTTCGGATCTGCCGACCCGTCGCCCGCCCCACCACCTTGCACGCCGGAAGAGCGTCACTGTTAGTTGTCGGTAACGGGCGTATCGTTGACGACTCACGGTTCCCGGTCGATGTGTGCGAAAACCGCGACGTATGGATTCATCCGCGTAGTAAACCCCCTTATCGTCTTGCAGGGTACGCAACGTGACCACAAGCAAGCGAATCGTCCGAAACCTAGCAACCGCCATGACCTGGCTTGACCGTGAGGTTAAGCCGTGGGATGATTTGCCCGCCGCCGATGTTCGGAAGTTGCGGGAAGCCCTCACCGTGGTCAACAAACTCTTGGAGAAGAAATGAGCGATCCGATTGTCCGCCCCGTGACCGACCAGCGTTGTGTTTTCCAAACGGGCCTTGATCTCGTTGGCCGCCCGGTGCGTTGCATACGCAAGGCTACCTTGTCGCTTGACGGCAAGCCGCTCTGTGACTACCACGCCGAACTCGCAATGGCCGCCGCTTGCGGCCGGAATGTCAAAATCGAGCGCAACCTGACTTGACTTCTGCCGATTCTGTGCTAAGATTGTAGTATGGACAGAACGGCAGAATACAATGATTACGTCCGCGATGTGTGCGGGTTTCTTCGCAAACTCGCTCCCGCCGATGCCGACTGGATTCTTAATGATACCGTTCTTGTCGCCTCTCTTTGGCGCAAGACGGTAGCCGGTTGGAATCAAACGGCGCGCCCCGCACAAATTGCCGCCGACTGGTATGGCGACTACATCGACAAGACGCCGGTTGTCGGGGTCGGACCAATCACTCGGGTTGCCCCAGTTGTTCGCTGGAAATCGGACATTCCCGCCGACATACTCGCAAATCGAGAAAAACGCCGCCTACTTTGGAAAGCGGCATACTTGACTTCTTGAAAACACATGCTAGATTTGAGTAGGTTCAACAATGACACACGTATTCACACTGAAAGCAACGGGGAAGGATGGAATCGTGGGTGAGTGCCCGCGAACCGTTGAATCCACCAACTGCTTTGCAACCCGCGAACTAGCGGAACGTCGAATCGAAAACTTCCGCACGGCCTTGTTGGACCATAGCATGATGGTCGAACCAATCACGATTGAAGTCATTCCACATGAGGTAGTCTACCAATGAAACAAATCGAACTCGACAAATTCACCCTGGCCTACATCGAAGCCGCCCTATGGTCAAGCAACGATGAATCGGACGACAACGGCGGGAAACCGCTTGACGCCAATTACAGCGCCAGCGACATTGACCCTGAAACTCTGGAAGCAATGGCCGCCGACTGCAAGCGTTTCCAAGCGGAAAACGGCACGGACATTGCCGCCGGGCCGGACGGTCCTGACTACACCCGTTATGAACGGGCGGGTCACGACTTCTGGTTGACCCGCAATAATCACGGTTGCGGATTTTGGGATGGGGATTGGAGCGTTGACGCCGGAAAGCGTCTAACGACTGCCAGCCACGCCTACGGGGAAGTCAACCTGTATGTCCAGGATGGGCGCATCCATGCTGGATAACTGCGCCCACCATGTTTGCTTCTGTTGCCGTAAATCATGGGCACCGGACGCCCCACGTTGCCGCCGGTATCGCCGACTCGCCACGCCGGATACAAGAGTTTGCCCTGATTGCGGGCAACCATTGATCGGTCTTGGTTTAGCGTTCAAGCCGCCGAAACAAAACAACCGCCGCGCTTGGCATAAATTGGAAGTCGCCGCCCGCGCGGGCAACCGTTTCCTGAAACCATGAAAACACCGCACATCATCGCCGGGCCGACCTACTTCCCCCTTCCAAGAGTTTGGGAAATCTCTGTTGCCATTCCGGGTTACAGTCCGAAACTGGCCGCCCGCCGATACCACGCCCTGCCCGAAACCATCAACCTTGACGGGCGCACCTACATCAAAGCCGGAATGAAAGCCGACACTTTGACGGCATGGTATCGGACTCAGAAAACCGATTTGACTTCTGCCAAATCCAGGGTATGATTGAGTATGGAAACAAACGAATATAAACGCCTTGCCGGACTCGGCTATAGTGACGCCGAAATCCAATCCATTGCCCGCTACCACGCCTTGACGGCCGCCAAGACTGACCCGGCTGCCGGTATTGCAATCTGCAATCACGTCAATACCCTCCTGAACGACACAATCCTCACGTTCAGTCAATGGGATGGTAGTGACTTGTATGCCGCCGATCAATACGGGCGTATGTGCGTCATTCCTGGTAGTTGGTGGAATGATGCCTACATCATCCGGGGAGTTGTGCAACAAAAGAGGCGCGGACGCCGTTACACGTTTCTATGCAACGGTCAAGCCGGGGTCAATGCCGCACAAGTGGCCTACTTCGGGGAAGATGTGCGCCTGCCCTTCTTGGCTTTTGCGGGTGTATCAGCCGCTTTCAACGCTGTCTTTGGAAAATCCCGTCAGTTGGTTTGACTTCTGCCAAATCCGAGGTATGATTAAGTAAAGGAGCAAAGCATGTATTACTACAAGTTGACTGCCACCGAACTTGAGGCCCTTGTGCCCGCCGACGCTGCCTGTATCCTACGGGTTGCCGCTGAGCGGAAGCCGGGCAAGTTTGCCCGCGAAGTGGTGCGCGTACCCTTGAACAAAGCTGGCACCATTTGGGTCCAGAACACGCATTACTACGGCGGCGAAAACTTTGGGGAACCGTACCATTTCCCCGCTGAAATCTGCCACGTCACGACCAACTCAGCTTTCATCCGATTCGTGAACAAGCGAAACCTGCACCTGCGAATCCCGATCAGTTACTAGGAACAAACACATGGATATTCACGTTGTCGCCCTCGTCGAAACCAGTCACTACCATATCGACTCTGCCGACGTGCCTTACATCGCGCAGATTCGTGGCGTGTACCTTTTTGACAAAGAGCAGCGCACGCATTGCTGCGAACTCACCCCCAGTTACTATCTGATTCACTTGTACGATCAGGTGATTCTTTCGGAAGCCGGGGACGCGCTTGACGACGACCAGAAGGACCGACTCTATCAGGCTTATGAGTACAATGGCGGTGAGAACAACTACGTACATTGCCACGAGATTGACGCCATTGTCGAACGGGCCGATCAGGGTGAACACTACGTCTATGGCGATTCGGAAGTCAAGGAGGATGATGTCGAATATGACGATCAGATCGAAGCCGTCCGCGAACATCTTTGCGGAAACTGCCCGCTGTAGACCGGGCCGCCACCCCGCCCGAATCCACCACGGGCGGGGTGGTCACTTTTGGAGATACCAGTGAGTAATTTCCTGAAATTCTGTAGTTGCCAACAGTGCCGCGCCTACAAGCATTGCCCGCGAAGCAAGTTTCACACTCGACTCGCTATCCGGGCCGCCCGCCACGCCGCCAAGTTGGCTCTTAAACAAGGCCGCGAGACTACGCCTGCCAAGTCTGCCGGTTACACTGACTAACGGGGTCAAACCCTGGGGTCTACCACCGGTCAAATCCGACCGGGGTCAATTCGGAAGCGCTTGGCGGTCGGCGCTCAGAGGCGCTTGGCGCTTGGCGCGCTCTGCACACCGGGACACTTCCCATCCCTTTCCGCCGAATGGACTATCTCACCCCTCGCAAGTCGGTGCTGTTGTGCCTGCATCCCTCACTCGAAGTATCTCACCCGCCCGTGGCAGGGTAAACTATGTGAAGTGACCACATAATTATGTGTCGCCGGGGTGAAACTATACGAAGTCAAGGGCGTCGGCAGGGCGTCGGCACCAAGTTGAGAGTAGTCGGCACCAAGTTGAGAGTAATCGGCACCAAGTTGAGAGTGGTCGCCGCCCTGGCCGCCGCCAGCCGCCTCTGGCCGCCTCTGGCCGCCGCCAGCCGCCTCTGGCCGCCGCCAGCCGCCTCTGGCCGCTCGGCCACTGTTGGCCCTAGCCCTGGCCCTGGCCCTGGCCCTGGCCATGTTCACTACTTTGGCCTGATTCACTACGTAGTGAACAGTGAACAACGCAACCGCGTGTAAACAGTGTAAACGCAGCAATGCGAACTCGCCTCAATGCGAACTTGCATCGGGCAGGTTGGCGACAAAGCCGCCGAGGAAACCACCAGCCAAACCACTGGACTCGGCGCGCCGGAAACGGCGCGCCGGTTGGCGCGCCAATCCAAATTCCTGTAGCCAATTTTCCTACGGTTATTATGTGACGGTTAGAGTACACGGTTAGAAATGATGCGCCCCGCCCGGTGCCACAGGAAAAATCGTTACAACCGTTACAATCGTTACAACCGTTACAATCGTTACAACCGTCATAGATGTTCCAAACCGGTCGTGCCGATTATCGGGGTCGGACCAGGCCCAACCGCAAAACCGTCATAGACGTTCGGAATCCTACAACTGGAATCCCCTCTTTGGGAGGGGAAGATACTTCTAATGGGGCCGGGCATCGGGCAGGGCCGGGCATCGGGCGGGGCCGCCGGGCGGGGCGGGGCGGGGCCGCCGGGCAGGGCAGGGCCGGGCAGGGCCGCCGGGCGGGGCGGGGCGGGGCGGGGCCGCCGGGCAGGGCAGGGCCGGGCAGGGCCGGGCAGGGCCGCCGGGCAGGGCAGGGCCGGGCAGGGCCGCCGGGCAGGGCAGGGCCGGGCAGGGCCGCCGGGCAGGGCAGGGCCGGGCAGGGCCGCCGGGCAGGGCCGCCGGGCAGGGCCGCCGGGCAGGGCCGCCGGGCAGGGCCGCCGGGCAGGGCCGCCGGGCATCGGGCCGCCGGGCGGGGCCGCCGGGCGGGGCGGGCAGGGCCGGGCATCGGGCCGCCGGGCGGGGCCGCCGGGCGGGGCCGCCGGGCAGGGCCGCCGGGCAGGGCCGCGCAGAATGTGGCACACGACGGGCAAGCCGTCATAACCGTCAAAATTGTCAGCGCAAGAACAACCGTCCCCGCACACAAAAGCGGAAGAATCACTAGAACCTACTTCACCGTTGCGTTCGATTCTTTCAGCAAAGCCGATATAATCGAACTAGAAAATCGGGCGCGCTACGCGCAGCCAGCAAACTCACTACAATCCTCCCAAGTATCAATAGTCGGAATTTGTGTCTATACTCTAGTATAGCACATAATCCGAAGAAGTCAAATTTGACGCCGCCGGGCCGTCACATTCCGCAAGCGCGGAGAAACTTGGCGCGGTCAAAACAATCGTTAGACGCAGCACAAACGTCCGCGATGCGCGCAATCGTTTCACGCAACACATCCCATCCCCGCCGATTTTTCGTCTTATCCGTCAGAATCCGCAGAGCCGCTGCAATCGCTACAAAGTCTTTCTTCGACACAATCGGTCTCCCTATGCTTGAACCGAAATGTTAGGAAAATCGAGACAACTGCTACCACCGTCAAATTCCGTTGCCACGCCGAATAATCGGCACTCCCGGTACAATCGTTGCAACCATGCCACGACGATAAATCTGATGCGACCGAATCGGTCGGCAAATCCGGTTTGATTGACATGCGCCATGCAACCGAACCAGCCACCCTCAAATTCGGCATGAACTCCCCAGATGTTAGCACCAGCAACAACCGAAAAATCGAGCAAGTCGATATAATCAGCAGAAGCCACGCGAACCTCCGGCATCCCTACAGTCAGAAAATACCGGATAGGTTGCACAATCGTTTTTGTATGCAGATTCATCATAAACCTTCTCCTATACAATCAAGTATAACACATAATCCGAAGAAGTCAAGAAAATCGAATTTTCTATCACTCCAGAGGGGTAAGATACCACGGGTGGGGGACGAGTACCGCGCCAGATATTCGGGTTGTCGGGGTCGGGCCGGATATGCGGGCGTCTATTTAGTCAAAATACCCTCTTTAGAAGGGTAGGATACCACAAATGGGGCCG